GAAGCTGGAGCTATCCAAATAATACAATCATAATTATCTTGTCTTGATATAGCCAAGTCCATTGCAACTTTTGTCTTGCCTGTTCCCATTGACATAAATAAGATGCCAGCTTTTAACTTGTTAAGTTTTTCTACTGCTTTTTTTTGATAATCAAAATTAGTCATCAATCTCCCAAGATTTAGAATATTCTTTATCTTTAAAAAGCGAAGCTAAGCCTGTTATTTGTTTTAACCTTAATAATTCATCTGCATCCATTCCTAAATGTTTTGCAATCCATTTATCACTTTTTCCCATCTCAATAAGTTCAGCAACAATGTTTGACATTAAATCTATTGAGTGCGAACCTCTAGCTCTATTATGTCTTATTGTTGAAGCCATACGATTACTAATATCTTTATCAATAACAACAACTGGCAATTTTCCTTCCTCTCTATCAAAAATATCTTTATGCTTTTTAATAATTGTATAACGATGGAAGCCATCAACTATCTCATATTTATCAATTTCGGGTAAGTAATAACAAACAATCGGCATTGTGTAGCCATCATTTAAAATTGATTCATATAATAATTTCATTTCAGGGCTTGCAACACTATTAGGGTTGTAAGCATTCGCTTGTATTTTTTGTACAGGTATAGATAAAACATTGTAAATGGGAGATTTCATAAATTTTTATATTTAGTTAATAATTCTTTCATTTTTTCTTGTTGTTGCTTTGTTTGAGTAAATGAAATTGTTTTGCATAGATGGTCGTTTTTTAAAATACAAATTGCCATTCGCCGCCAACTTGGGGCTAATTTTGCACTTTCAATTTTAGCATCGAGGCAATCATTTATTTTTGTATAAACTAGTAATTTTTTATCTTTTTTACCTCGTGTTGATATTTTTTCTAAAATTTTTGCACCTTCTGGTAAATTTTCTTGTAAATTATTGCGAACAGGACAACCTTTTTTATTCCAATATTTCATAAATTTAATAAACCGCTTTTTATAATGGTTGCTAAGTTCTATTGGTAGAGTAGAGAGCAATAACTTTGTATAAGATTTCCAAGTATGATTTTTTGGCAATTTTATTTTACCATAACCCATTATTTTTTCACCGCAATAAATATTGCCAAAATTTGCACCACTTACTCTATTAACAACTTTAGCCCAAGTTTGTGGCTCAATAATTCTAAATAAGTTCAATCCTATTCTTTGGTCATCGCCGTAGGGTTGGCAAATTCTTTGATTAGCAATTGATAATCCAGCCTTCCAAAATAAATCATAAACTTGGTTATACTTCCAGTTAAATTTACAATTACCTATCCAAATATCCTCGGTAGTCCAATCATAAATTGGATAACAATTAAAAACATTTTGATTTATTGCTGTTGTCCATATTTTATTTTTAAACATTGTTTTTTCTTTGCTCGCAATTGTTCTATATCTATTTAAACTCTCATCACTCCTAATTCCTACTAAACAAGCAGTTAATTTATTTTGTGAATACCAATTACCAAAATTTTTAGTAAATTCTTCAAACTCAATTTTTTCTTTAAAAAAATCAAAATAATTCAAATTAGAAATAATATAATCTCGCTTGGGCATTTCCCTTATCCATTTATCTTTTTGCTCGCTATCCCAACAAGTCCAAAAAGGGCTAAAAACACTAACAGCATTACGAAGATTAAGAGGCAGGCAAACATAATAAGGCTCAATTAAATCTAAGTTGCTATCAATAGATTCTAAAATATAATCAATTGTTGCTTTATATTGACCCTCTAAGTCAACAACTAAAACACCAATTTTTTGTTTGATGTTATTAGCTCGCATATAGTCAAGAGTAAGATTAAGCATAACTCCACTATCTTTACCGCCACTAAAAGATAAATAAACTCGCTCAAAATTATCAAAAATAAATTTTAATCGTTCTTGCGAAGCATCGTAAACATTTTTATCAAGATATTTCTTCATAAAACTAAATCATTTATTGGCTCTTGATTAAAAACAGGCTCAATCTTTTCAGGAGTATGATACAATAATTTTATATCTAATCCTTTTTCTTTTGCAATAAAGTGAGGTATTGATATATATTGCCCTTTCAAATAACTAAATAATTTATTGGGTACCCATATTTCTCTTTTATTAAAAAGAAACAATGTTGCTTTCGGAGTTTTTTTGATAATATCGCAATATTTTACTTTACCCGAAGGCTCTTTATTTGTGCTCTGCATTATGCAAAAAACTCTTGAATTTCTTTTGCGGAATATTCTACTTCCTCAATTTTTGTAAAAGAAGTAGTTTTGCCTTTGCCATTTCTAAAACATTTGAATTTAAAATCATCAGTAAAACTAACAGTCATCAAGTAGTTGCTTTTTCCCATTGTTTTTACTAGTTTTGAAGGATGCCAAAACATTAACTCACTTTTAGGTAGTTTAATTAATGTTGCTTTTTCTGTCTCGTGTTGAATAAGATTGCTGTTTGTTTGAATTTGTATCCAATTTTTCATAGGTTTTTAATTTTAATTAATAAATTACTCACATACTCTTTCCTTACCCCATACTCTTGTATTACCACATATTATTGCATTGCCATAAACTTTTGCATCGCCACATATTTTTGCATAGTCACATATTATTGCATTGCCGTAAACTTTTGCGCCCGCATACATTATTGCATTGCCGTAAACTTTTGCATTGCCATAAACTTTCGGGTTGCTGCCGCAGAGATCTTTACTCCCATAAACTTTAGCATTATCAAAAACTTTTGCATTGCCATAAATTTCAACATCACCGCCAACCAAAGCATTGCCACTAACTTGTGTATTATCAAAAACTTTTGCATTGCCGAAAATCCAGCAATTACCATCTTGACTAAGATTGCTCTCTTTTTCAATATAACCTCCCAAATCACCAGCTTTAATCTGTCTCATGCAAATTTCACCAAAAGCTCCAAAGTCTGCTGTAAAATCTTTATTAGCAACAATTTGATATAATGTTCTATTGTTGAATTGAATTGAATTTGATGTTAAAGTATATTTTTTCATAGTTTTTAGTTTTTTTAAGTTAATGAATTTTTAAATATCAAATTTATTTGATAAGATATATTATCGTTATTGTTTTTTTAAAGTCAACACTTTTTTTTAAATTATTTAAAATATTTTTATCTAAATTTATTCATTAAGTCTCCAGTTGGTAATTTAAAGAATTTACTTATTTTAGCAGACAAAATCGGATTGTCATCAAAATTGCTAAAACTCCCAATATTGCAGATAGCAAGTGATGTAGTGCTTCCGTTGTCTAAACTTTGGTTATATTCAACACCTTGTATTAAGAATGCTCCATTAATTTGATTTTCTTTGTCTTTTAATAATAATATAGAATTAGGTTGCCATATCAGACCACTTGTAATATTTGTTAAAAACCCTGCGACTTGTGTTGTATATCTTGCTCCCTTACCTCTTTTTACCGCCATATACCAATTTGCAACTTTGTCAAGATTTCGTCTATTAGAATTATTGCCAATATTTACAATCAATCTCTTCTTGTTGTTAGCTAATTCATCTTCTTGCTCAGCACTTTGATTAAATCTTTTTTTATCATCGACCTGCTTTTGAGTTGCAATTATTCTTATATATTTGTAAGTTTCGCTACTATCTAAATCGAGACTACTATTTAAAAGATTAGGGTTTGTTTTATCTAGAGTTAAAGTGCCAACAGCCAAGTCCGCTCCTTCTCTAGTTAATATTATATCGCCAAATTCATCAGTTCTTAATATTAATTGACATTGCTTCGCCATTTTATCAATAAATTCAAATATTTTCATTCCTTTTTCAACAATAAAGCTATTGCCAACAAGCTTAGGTAATATTTTTATTTCGCTTATAACATTAATATTGTTGTAGCCGTTGTCATCTAAAACTAAACGAATTAATTTTGATATATTATTTTGCCTATACTTTTTCGGTATAGCATAGCTGTCTAGTAATTCCCCAGTTTTATCTCTTCCGCCTATCGTATAGTTATTTTCATTGTCATCTTGTGAGTGGCTTATATTTTCAATGCTCCCAGTAAAAACTAATTCATCAGCAATCTTAATTGCAACTTTATCGCCTTGTTTGATTGAAAAAGTATTTATTATTTTAGAGTTCGTTGTAAAAGAAAAGTTATTGCAAAAATTTTCAATGCTTTTGTTGAGACTAAAATTATCAAAATAATCTATATTAATGCCGTCTATTTCTATTGTTATCTGCCTGCTTTTATTCATACACAATCTTGATTAAACCGGTAATATTATCAACATTGCTAAAGTTGTTAAGATTAATTATATCTTGCTTTCTATCTTGATAATCAACACCATATAAATCAAATAAGATATTAACCAAAGGCTTATAACCAATTACATTATATTCAATAATGTTAGGAGTGCTTAAAGTTAGATTATTCAAGTAGTCAACAACATTATATCTTGCTTCTTGTAAATTATCAATAATTGTTCTATCGTTAATTAATGTTAAATCAATATTATTAAAACCATTTTCTATGTCTGCTAATGTATTTTGTATTTCAATATTGTTGTTATAAGATTGATTGACAGAGGCTTCATAGCCAGTTAATAGAGCATTTAACCTTACTGATTGATTTAGTAGTTGTTGATTGCTTCTTATACTTTGTGAAAAAGCGGAATTGCCAGTTTGTATTCTATCTTTAACATCTATATCAAATAATTCTTTGCAAGCTTTAAACAACTGATTATCACTTGAAAAAGACGAACTTAAATTATCAAAAGCAATTTTAATATTGCCAATTAATAATTTAGGCGACCTAACAAGCTGTGCAGAGGAGTTTATTATTTGATTAATAGCGGTAGAAAAATCGCCAAGACTATCACCAGCACCCGCAACTCCACTAGCTACATTACTGATAGTTTCGGCAATATCATTTAAAGTGTCTGTAGCACTATCAAATTTTTCTTTTGCATTTTTAACATTTTGCCAAGCTTTGTCAAAATCTTCTTCGTAGCTACCTAAAATCTTGCTTTTAAGATTAGCAATTAAACCTTTGCCGACCTTATTTAACTTATCTTCTTTGCTTAATTCGACAAAAGTAAAATTAACATTAACAGAGCCGACCTCACTTTTATTGGTAGAAAATTTATAGTCAGTAATAATGCCATAATATTTTTTATCAAAAGGCAATGATAAAGTCCCAGCTTCTCCATCATTAAAGGCATTTTCAAGTTTATCACGATTAGAATTGTTTTTGTGTATGCTTATAATTCCACTAACCGAGATTGTTTTTAACCTCTTTCCATAAGTTTCTATTTCTCTTTTTTCAGAACGCGGGTACTCAAATATTTTATGCTTAATTCCACCATCAAGAGTTGAGTCGGTATACAGAAATTTAATATTCTTATAACTACTTGCTTTTGCCCTTGATTTATTATATAGCATAATTAGTTAGCATAAACGGAGTTAATGCCTAAATTTAGATTAGGCGTAGATTGTCTTGTTGTGATGGTTGTTTGTTGCGGTAAGTTATTAAAATTAACACCTATTTGTCCGCTAAAACCAAAAGGCGATTGTTGTTGCATAGGTTGTTGTATTACTGTTTGATTATTTGAAAAATTAGTACCAAATACCTTATCAAAACCTTTTAATGAAAACATTTTAATACTACTTACAATACTCTTAATCTTCTCCCATATCTCAATGAACATATCTTTTATTTCTTTTACCCAATTAAAGAATTTTTGTATTTTAATAATAGCATAACCAATTGCAGCACCAATTAAACTACCAATCGTTGTACCAAGTGCAACCGCAACAATATTTGCAAGAGTAAATAAACCAACAATACCAGCTAAAGCTCCGCCAATAGTTGTAAAAATAGTTATAATAACAGCTAAAACACCAGCAATTGCAGTAAATGCTATAAACCCAAGAGAACCAAAAACAATTAATTTTTTCATTTCCGGTGATAAATTTGAAAATGCATTTGTCATTTTTGCTAATATATTGCTAATTTCCTTCATATTATTTTTTAAATCTAAAGTTTTAGCTATTTCATTACCAAATTCTGCTAATGCAACATTAAGATTGTCTTTTAATGTACTAAAAAGACCTGATAAAGTCTGACTTAATCTATTCATCCCATCGTAAAACTTTCCGCCTTTACTTGTTGCTTTTTCAATAGCTTTTTCTAATATAGCGAATGAAATTTTCCCATCCGATGCTAGTTTTTTGATTTTGTCTAGCGGCTTATTCATACTTTCAGCAAGAATTTTAACAATCGGCACGCCATTGTTAAGAAACTCACGAATTTCTTCCCCTGAGACTTTATTCCCAGCAAAAGCTTGGCTAAAAGACAATGCAACTCTTTGCATATCTCCACCAGTGAGCGAAACTATATCGCCTATTCTTTTTACATTATTAAAAGCTTTTTCAACTGATAAACCATAGCCCATCATAATATTTGTAGCTGTAGTAAGCTCTGCGGTCTCAAAGGGTGTTTCAGCACCTAATTTTACCAAGTCTTTATATAGTTTAGTTCCCTTTTCGACCGAGCCAGTTAAAATTTCCATTTTAATTTGCATAGCCTCAAGATTAGAAGCTTGTTTTAAAGCCATAATACCAATACCGCCTAATGAAACACTTAATATTGCAGTTTTTCTTGCATAATTTTCAAAACTATTGCCTAAATTTTTTATAGTTTCTAGTTTTTTTTCAAACCCGCTTTGATTTGAAACTTGTTTATTAAGATTAGCAAGGTTTTTTTCGATTGCTTTGAGTTGTGGACTTAACTTATCAACTAAATCATAAACGAATTGGACATTAAAATTACTCATCTGTTATTTTGTAGTTGTTTATTCTCTTCTGTGATAATGTTATTCATTGCATTAATAACCATTTCAAGCTCGCTGATAGGCATATCTAATAATTGACTATAAGTTATTGCTCCTTTATAAAATCTAATTATTTTAGCAATTAGATTAATTATTGATTGTTTATATTCAATTTCGTCTTCTAAAAATTTAACCAGCCCTTTACCCAATAACAATGCAAAAAAGATGTAATAATAACCTCCCAATCCACAATATCAAGATTTTGTATATCGTCATCGTTTAGCAAGTTAAAATTGCTAAAATCATTGCTTTTATAAGCAACAGACTTGATTAATTGATTACATCTCGCTATTAGCTCTTGATTACCATCAAATAAAACTAATCCAATTGCTTTTGCAGTAATTTCGCCTTTATCTTGACTTGCCTCTTGTGATTTATTGTTATTTACAAAATCCATTGAGGCTTTGATAAATGCTTTGCGAAAATAATGATAATGTGATAATACAATATTGCTATTAGGCTCTTTTAAATAAATTGTATTTATGTCTTTAAAAATATTCTTACCATCATTTTCGCGAAAAGAACTTTGCAAAATTGGATTTTGTAAATTTATAATCATATTAATTGCTAATAGGGTTTGCTCTAAATTCTAATTCAATATCCATTCCATATTTTCTCTCAACATTTCTATTGACCAAAACAACACCAACATATTTATTTCTACCAAAAGAAATCGTATTGTTATCGTTGTTAGCAATAATTTGATTAATCAAAACTTCTTTTTGATCAGTAAATTTAATAGTTATCTTTATAGTTGAGTAATTATTATCGTAGTTAAAAGTATGAAACGGAGCCCCGCCAAACTGACCACTTGTGTCAATAGTAGGTCCGCCAGTGGTAAAACTAGGGTCTCCTACATATTCTATTGCAGTGCCGTTAATTATAAAAGGATATTTATCTTGAATTGCCATAAACTAGTTGAATTGAGGGATGATATTAAGTATAATTTGCTCTAGCTGAGTAACGATAGCAGTAATAACTTCAGCGGTTATTTTGCCATTTTGTAAATCAATAACAATGTTTTTCTCAATATAAGATTTAAAAGCTTCTAAAATTACATTATCATTAGGCAATAAAGCATATTGATTATTGCCACCGCCTATTCCCGATAACTCGATATAGTAGTTTGCTAAACTAGCAATAAAGCTTGTTTTATTAACCATCTTGCGACCGCTAACTAATTGCCCTTGTGTTAAAGAATGTTGCGGGAAGTCTGCTTTTAGGCTTTTAAATATATACTCTCTAACAATAGACATAGTGTCAAGAGTATTCAAGCTTTGATAAGTCTTATCAACATTGCCCGAATTATCAAGTTTGTAAGTTGTAAATTGCTTGTTGATTTCAATATAAAAGTTGCCAGAAGCATTAGTAGGACAAGAGCCACCGCTTGCTTTTAATTCTTGCCTTTCTTCGTCGCTATAATCATTGCCAATTTCTATCACTGGTAATTCAAGTGCAATAGTATTAAAGTAAGGTATTGCAGCATTATAAGAACCGCCAGCAGTTTCGTTATTAGACATTATCTTAGTTATATTAGAACCAACGGTCAATCTCAATTCTCTAATAGCTCCAATAACGGCAGAAATGGTGAGGTTATGCTCAAAAATAGCTCCGCCTTTATGTTTTGCGGTAGATATTTTATTATTACAATTAACAATAAGGGTTTTTAGATTTAAACCATCTAAAAAGCTATTGTTATTAGCATAAGTATCAGTTTTAGTAATTAGACCAACTCCATCAATAACTTGATTATCAACATTAAATCTGCTTTCAGTTAATTGAGTTAAAATAGATAATGTGTATTCAGCAGGATAAATAATAGTTGTAAATCTTTGTTTAGAATTAACAATGCTATCAAATAACCCAGTGATATTAGGTATTCCAGCGCCGCCATTCATTGCAGTGATAACAACAGAAATGCCAGCAACGGAGCCAGCAACTTTTAAGCCAATATCATTGCCAACCAAACCTTTATTTTTAGCAGTCAAATTGGTTGTTGATGTAGCAAGAACAGAAGAAACAGGGCAACCAACAAGACCATTAATTGCAGTATCTAATTTAGTAGCAATAGCAACAGCACTATCACCGCTTGCAATAGCAATATCAACAGCACCATTTTTAATACTATTGATATAAAAAGTTAATTTGCCGCTTTCAGTAGCAGTCCCGCTAATAGCAAAAGAACCAGTCGCAAAAGAGCCACTAGCATTGTCATCAAGACCAATAGCAGAAACTTTAGGCTTTATTGAACTAATAGACAAAGTATCAAATAGAGACTTGCCAGCAATAGTAAGATGTGAACTTGCTCCAAAATAATTAATCAAATCTTGTTTTGTCAAGACTTGCTTTAATTCGCCAGATGTAGCAGAGCCACTTATTTTTTGTCCGACGATTAGAATGCTTCTATCGTCAAGAGTTGTAGATATATTAGCACTTAATAAATTAACACTAACCAATGGATATTCAGACATTATTACTCCTTATTTTTTTTAGTTTTTACAATTTCAATAGCATTATCAACCTCAATATCTCTAATTCTATTCCGCCAAAATAACTCTAACGGGACTCCATCATTATCTTGTATATTGATTACATCATTTTCTTTTAATTTGCCAAGCACAGGGTGGCTAAATTGTTTTTTGATTAGTATTTGCATTAGTAATTAACATTAGATTGCCAGTTGTTAGTAGTAAAGTCAATTTCTTGTAGAGGCACAGCCTCATCAAAATGATCAACTCCATCACTATTTGAAATTTCACCGATTATTTTAAAATCGAAGCGGTGTATATAAAAAGCACCATCATACTCTTCGGTTGAATTACCATCGTAAATACAAGGTTGATAGCTAACTTGAGATAAATTACTTATAAAACTATAATTTGCAATAGATTTTAGTATTGGTTTTATATAACTTCTTGCCAAGTCGCTTTCAATACCAGCATAAGCACTATCTTGAGTAGGTATAGCAATATATATTGAAAAATCAAGTAAAGTTTTAAAATAAAATTCTTCGCTAATAGAGTAAGAGTCGGTTGTAATACCAGCTCCGCTTTTCTCAACAGCTTCGCTACCAACAACAATTGCTAAATATTTCTTATTTTCATTAGTAAGTAAGAATTTTTCTAATCTATCAACACTGCCAAATAATTCGATTCTGCTATTTTTATTGTATTTTGCAAAACCACCAGCTGTTTGATTAGCAATAGTATTAACGACATTATACTTAAATGAAGTATTATTAATTTTAGTTATCTTTTTATAGCCACCGAAAAATACATTATCATCAACTAATAAATAACCAGTATTTGCAGAACCTAGATTTTGACTTTTTATAACTATTTCTTTTGTTGTTTGATAAATTACAACATCTTTAATGCCATTATAACCGCTAATATTACAACCTTCAATAGTAATGGTAGGGTTAGTTTCAATAAATTGATAATGTAAATCTTGACAAGTAATGGTTGCGGTAGTTCCGTTATCAACAATGCTAATAATATTTACCTTTCTTTTAACACCTTTTATTGTCGTGTAATCATTAGTATTTAAGCCGTGGTCAGTTGTTGTTGTTGCGGTTATTTCAGTATTATTTTTGACAAGAGATATTATTGTATCAATATCGCTAAAGTCTTCAGTAAACCTAGTAAAACCTTCTCTTAATCTATTTCTTATTTGTAAACCCACCATATGCTTGTTTGATTTTGTTAATAGCTAAAGCTCGTAATTTACCTTCATTGGCCTTCATCGCTCTTTGTAGCGGTTGTCTTGCTTTCATATTTTTACTGCCGAATTCTAATGCTTTGTTATATTTAGTTGCAAAACCATCTTGACCGCTTCCCCATATCAGTTTAGTATTACCTAATACTTGAAAATTAACCGATTTTCTAAAGTTCCCAGTCCTAATTGCCGGAGTTTCATTTTCAGCAGAGGCTCTTTTTAATCTTGCATTCTTTAATTTACCACTCACCCCTTCAGTTTGTTTGTAAAGTCGCCCAGTCTTTGGCTTCTTCATATCTTTTAATAACCAAGAATGCAATTCTTTACCAATACCATAAGCAGTCTGCCTATAAGCCTGACTAATCTTTTGTGGTAGTAGTCTATTTCTAATAAGAGATTTTATGCTTTCGCTTGTTAAACTTATTTTTATCAAAATTTATTTGCTCCTAAAGTTGCTAAACCTAATTCTGTCGCCCTAAATCTTATAATTCTATCATCTTTGTCAATATTATCAATAGTTTGTACCGCAAATCTTTTATTATCAAGCAAAATATAAAGTTGTTTGCTAGTATCAATTGCGGAATTATATCTAATATAAAAATCAACTGATATTGTTTGGTTGATATTAACATTGCCAATAAGATTAACCGCAGGAATTGTTTTTACCATTGCAAATATAGTTGCCATATTTGTGTAAACCTGCTCTATAACAGCGGAAGGATTATTGCTACCGCTTGTTGAGATATATTGTATTGTTATTTTTTTGTTAAAATCAGCGGTGCAAATTTTCTTAATATTGTTTTTGATTGATTGGCATTTCATATTGTAAAGAATAGATTTTTGCCAATGATGTAATTGCTAAATAATTTATTTGCCATAATACTAGCTTCAGTAGTGCAGTCGCCACTATTATTAAATAGCCAGTCAACCATAGCCAACATTCCTTCTTTTAAAGTAGTCGGTATAGAATTAGCAGTGGTGCCATAGCCAGCAACAAATTCTATCTCAATAGCTTGTAATCTTTCATCAGGTATAAAATTACTTTTAAAGATTAGTCTTGAGTAATCATATTCGTAAGTATTGTAGTAATCAGTAAAAGTAGTCAATACATCATTAAAATAATATTTAACAAATGTCACCGATTGCAACCTACTTTTTCTAAACTCCGCAACCTCGCAATAATAATCTAAAAATCCGCGGTAAGTTTTGTTAATCAAGTCTCGTCCAGTAGCATTCTCACACATCTCCCTAGCAACAGCAATTAATCTTGTAAGTTCAGTGTCAAAATCATTATTGCCAACAAGACGGAGCCTCTGTTTAACCTCGTCAAGAGTGATAGGCTCAATAGGTGCAGGAGTGATTAAAATGTAATTACTTATTTGCATTCTTTTTTGGTTTTTGCTCGATTTTTAATTCTTGAGTTTCTATTTCTTGTGGCAAATCTTGAGTTTCTACTTTATTATCATCTGCTAAATCTTGTTGCTTTTTCGCTTCAGCTTCTTGTTTTGCTTTCTGCTCTTCAGCTTCTTGTTTTGCTTTTAACTTAGCTTCCTCTGCCTCTTTTTGTTGTTTTTCTTTTTCTTCTTCTTTTTTTTGCTTTTGTTCTTCTTTTTTGCCCCAACCTTCTTTTAAGAATACTTTTGCTAAATCTTCATAAATATCGTAAGTATTGCCAGCTTCGTAGACAAATAATTTAGTCCCACAAGGATATTGTGAAGCAGTTGTTGTTTTTATAACTTTAATTTGCATAATAATAATTTTTAAATTAAAGGGTGGTGGCATTTAGCCGCCACCCTTGAAAACTAAGCAACAGGGTTAGAGTAAGCATCTGACAAGATTGCAGTCGCAGTCGCAGTCGCTCCGCTTGAAACTCCACTTGAAACTAAAGATAATCTAACATATCTTTTTTTGCCAACATAACCAATACTTTTGATAGTGTTAGCAGAGTTTAGCAATGCTTCAGCTTCAGTACCGATCAAAAACTGATCAACAACATCAACAAAATTGATATTGTCATCAGAATCTTGAATTAATGGTAAGAATGAACCGTCGGTTCTTGCTCCCAACTCAACAGAGAAAGTAATGCTCTCGAAACCTTTAGTGTCAATAGAATTACCGGCAGTTGTTGTATTAGCAGTAATAGCAGCAATATTGAGTGCTTTTACTACTTTTAATAATGATTTTTTATCGTAGCTAGACATAATTATGAGTTTGAAATTTTAATCTTTTTGAAAGCCTCAGGATTAGTAACGACCATACCAACACGGCGGTGGAAAACAAATCTGATTAAGTTAGTAGTTGCTAAAGTAGATTCATCTCTAACAACAGTAATTGCTTTTCTGTCGCCAATCATAATTTTGCTAAAATCCCCATAAATAATAGGGAATGTATTAGCGGCAATGTCAGGCATATCAGGCAAGATAATATAAGGAACACCATTGATATTACTAGGCATATCAACTCCTAAATTTCCACTTTCCCAGATATAGCGATTAGTAGGGTCTTTTAACAATCTTAAAGCTGCAAGAGTTTTTCTGTTAAAAGCATAAACAGGACGATAGCCAGTTTTGATTTCGCCAGTTACTTTAATGAGTGAGTCAAAAGTAATATTGCTCGCATCACCAGAGTTGATTGATGAAATATCAGCATGTTGCATAAAACCCAAGATATTGTTGCCAGCGCCAGAGCCATTAACGAATTGTGAGCCTTCTAAAAGAGCAAATTGTTCGCCAATTTCCGCATTCATTTCAGCAATCAAATCAACAACAGTCTCGCTATCTTGTATTTGTTCGTAAGAGATAGAGTATTCTGCTGTCATTTTTTTAGCTTCTAAACGAATATCGCCATATTTTGCTTGAGTATCAACAGAAGCTTGACCTTCGCCAGTCATAAAAGCAGAGGCAGTTCCAGTTCTTACAGCCATAGTTTCAGCTTTAGCTCCCATAGTTCTTACTTTCGCAAAAGAACGGAGATTGCTAATTTCAACAATATTCTTGATAATACCACTTAATTGAGGGGTAGGAACAAAAACACCGCCAGCAATGAAACTATCTGTTCTTAAATATTTTTTTTCAGCTTGATAAAAACCTTTTGCTAAAAAATCCTCATAAGATTTGATTTCGTTTTTTACTTCGTTATCATTGCTATAATTAGCTACTGATGTTAAAGAGATTAGTTTTTGTTCTATTTCTTTAATTTGATTATCTTTAGCCGCTAAATTAGCAACTAATGCTTGGTTTTTTTCCTCGTAAGCATTTAAGGCCGCTTCTATTTTTGCTACAGCCTCACTATCTTTTTTTTCGTGTCTTAAACGAAGCTCTACTACAGCTTGGTTTAAATCTTCAACGGTTTTGATTAATGATTCGGACATTGTTAAATATTTTTGATTTGTAAAAGTGCGGTTTGTAATTTTAACTCGCATATCAATTGAGCTTCCCGCTCGTCTTTAATTTCAACATCCCGTTGAAGTATCTCTTTAGCTTTCGCAACTAACATTTTAGCTTCTTGATTACTAAACTTACTAGCAATTGCTTTTTCAAAAGTTCTTATGCTGTCTATATTATGTAAATCAATATCTTTTTTTAGCAATGGTGAATTAATAGTTTCGTCATCAAAATTCTCTGCCATTTTAACATAAACTTGATTGATTTTATCAATTATAGCTTGTCTATCTTGAGCTGGCACATTTAACCCACCTCTTGCTCCTTGTAATGCACCAGCAATGGCAAATATAGCTTTCGGTATAATGTAAGGTTCGCCATCAATAATATCAACAAAAGGCAATTTATAGGCAGTAAAGTTATCTTCTGCTTTTTCATCGTAATAAAAGAAATAATCGCTATAGTCATCACTTGGCTTATCAATAGAATTGGTATATTCTTTAATATTAGCAACAGCCTTATCACTATCCCACTCGGTTTCTCTATCAGCAAAAGGCAAATCTAGTTCAGGGTCAACAGATTTATAGCTAGTAACTACTGCTTTTTCGTTAGCTGGGAATGTGACCAATGATATCTCATATAAGTCAACTTCTTTTAATTTTCTTGCCCCGCTTTTTTTGTCAATTTCATAATCGTTGGTTTTGTATCCAATGCTAAAGCTATTCAGTGAGCCTATTTTAATCTGCGGTATAAGTCTATCGCGGACAAAAGCATCGTCTTTTGGCATTCTAGCAGTAAATTGCAATCCCTTATCATCTTCTTTTATCTCGTCAATTTTACCAATTGGCACTGACTTCATATCGTGACCAAATAGAAGCATTGGCTTTCTTTTAGCAAGCGATTTTGCAAAAGCATTAGGCAAAACAATATCATTAACCCTATCTACATTGTTAAAAGTTGAGCCATAGCCTGAGACTGTGAAATAGTCAGTCTCTTGGTCTTTGACATCAAATTTGCACTCAAAACTCATCACTTGCTTTTTTGACATATCTTTATCATTTTTATTAGCAGTAGAAATAGCCCAAGTTCTTGCAGAGCTTCCTCCCCACAATAGCCAAGCTATCTCAACATTATAAGGTCCGCCGTCTGGTCGCTTTTGTCCCTTAAATTTGTTATAATTTCCTTCGTGCCTTGCAAAAAAACTAATCATTCTGTTGATTGTATCAATTGATAAATCTTCATTATTTTTTAATTGATTTGCTCTGGTCACTCCTATTATTGTTCCGCCTCTTTTATATTGTTCTCGTAGCTCTAAACCACGAATGGCATTGTTTTTAGCAGATGTAGGGGCAACAGGCATAAACTTCTTTTATTGATTATTTTTTAATTGTCAAATATAATTAGTTGAATAAATAGCTACACAACGGCATCTAATAGTATTAGCAGGACTTCCGTTAGGGTCTCTTGGATATTTTAACTGCTCACCACCAACATTAAAATTATTGTTAATTTCTACCTCTTGCCCGTCAGCCATAGCATGATCATCTCTTGTCTTTTTATCAAGAATTGCATTCCATATTTTTGTATTCTTAATAACTCCACGGCTGGTTTTTATATTAGAATTACTAATAACTTCAGCTTCTCTCTCTCTTGCATAAGCTTCAGCAATTCCTATAACCTGCTCCCCTATTAATCTACTTCTGCTAATATTATTTTGCAATAGATTTATCTTAATGTTTTTAGCGACATCTCTTTTTGCATTTTTAACAACAATATCAATTGTTGCAATTCTTTTTCTTGCCTCCGCAGTCCCGATATTTGCTAATTCATTTTGCTCTCTAATTAATCTGCCAATTTCTTCTTGTTTTATTGTTGTTTGTCTATTGACAATATTAGTAATTTCATTTGCAGAGGTTTCGGTAATATATTTTACTTGATTTTCCGATTGATTAGCAACAAAAACAGCAAAATCAAAAGATAATTGCTTGTTAATATTATCAAAATTAGAGTTATCAATTGTTGATTTAAAAGCAATATTAAAATCTTTAGCAATATCATTTCTCAAACTATTACCAAAACTTGCAATAGACATCCGCATTGCATTGCGGACAGCGTTTAGCATTTCAGGTATATAATTTTCAGCAATATTTTCGGCATTTAATTGATTAACATTAAAAGCATTGACAACATCTCTAGCTTGATTATTTAACACTTGATATACTTGCCTGCTCGCTCTTGCTTCTAATCTTAATTTTAGCTCGTTTATTTGCTTAGCTTTCATTTAAAATATTTGTCAATTTGCAAAGCAATTTCATTCTCACTAAAACCTTGCTCTTTTAAGCTTGTGTATAAAAAAGCTTTTTCTGTAGGGCTTTCACGATTATCAATAGTGTATCCATCTTTACCAATCGGCACCATATTTTGCGGTTGATAAATAACATCGCCGCCTTCTGCTAAAGCTTCATACCCTAACATTGTTCTTATTTCGTTAATAGTCATTGCATTTGTTTTGCTATAAGAATTAGCTAACTCAATTTTTCTTAACTCTAAAGCAGAAATTGCAGACTCATCAATTGTTAATTTATAGTTAATCTCACCCAATAATGGCAATAATCTGTTATTTAAAAATGCAATAAACTTTTTAGCAATTGGCAAAACACAATTATCGTATAAAGCTAATTGTGCTTGACTAAAATTAGAATAAGTCATTGAATTTTCATTGATTAAAGGCAATGGTATTTTGAGAACTTGTGCTATTTTATTGCTTGTGACCACTTTTAGTCTGTCAAAATCCATATCTCTTATACTCTCGCTAAACTTCTCAATCTTGACTTTACCAACAATAGCAACTGGCTTGCCACTATTTTCGGCTCCAGCAATATTTCTTAATGTATCTTGAAAGCTAGAAACTTGGTCTTGTGTAATATTGTCTTGCTCGATAATCATAGCAAGAGATGGCTTGCAACCATTCTTAATCATAGAGTTGTTATGAACAGAAGCTCCTAAATATTGTGATATTTCTAATTGAGCTGATGCTAGAAAAGAAATACCAAATATTTTGTCAATATTAGAGATATTGATATTTTTAAAATGCAACAAAATATTGCCTTGATTTGATTTGTAGTAATTATCTCTTATATCGTATCTATATTCCCTATAAAATTGATTTGAAGTATCGCTAGGAGTGTAAATTATAGTATTGTTAATTCTATTATCATTGGTGTAAGTAATATTTTGTGGCTCAAGTATTGTCAATTCAAAAGAAGAGCCAACTTTATTTAAATCAATAAAAACATTGCCTATTAAAAGATATTGAGTAATGCATTTTGAAATAAAGTCTTGCAAGCTTTCGTTTCTATTCGGTACTTGTAATCTTTTTAATATATCAGCATTGTAATTAAACTCGCCACTTCTGTCTATTGTTGAAAAAGGCAAATTAGAAATACTATCAGCAATAAGATTAATAGCAATGGCAACAGGAGAGCATTGATAATAAGAAGTAATAAAAAAGCTAACCGCGGAATTATATGTTTTAGTATATTCATAAGAATAATTTGCATTATCTAAAATAGCATATTGCTTTTTTTCAATAAAATTTTCTTTAATTTTTTTAAAAAATCCTAACATTTTTAATAATTTATAATACCAAAAGCAACTCGCCTTTTTATTCTTTGTGTTAAAGAGTAGCGGAGCGCATCGATGTAATGATTATATTTGTCAACAATAATTGGCAATATTTCTCCTGTTGTTTTATCGACTTTATAACAATAAAGTCCAAATTCATTAATAAGTTCTCTACATCTCGGATGTATAGTTATCTTTTTATAGCTTCGCAAGTGTTCTATCCCATCTTCTACACTGCCTTTGCCCTTCTCACAAGGCTTGACATTATAACCATCAACAGCTCGTAAGTGATTAATAGTTTCGGGTCTAGCACTATCGCCATAGATAATCCACTTTTTAGCTTCAGGTATTTTAGCAATGTAATTTTTTAAGTCAATAATAGAAATCCCCACTCCGCCTGCTTCATAATCAACAAATAATTCATTGTCAATAATAAAACAACGGATAACTGCGAAAGCATCACTGCTAAAACCAAAATCTATGCCGTAAAAAAACCTATTGTCAACAATTTTTGCAATATCAGGCTCTCCAAACTCTCTAACTTGGTATTTATCTTTGAAAATAAGGGCATCGCTCAATTGTTTTACTTCGCCAAGCCATTTATTGTTGTACAATTCAATATTATGCTCTTTATCATATAACATCTCTTGATAAATCGGACTTTTGGCAAAATAAGGGTTATCATAATAGTTTATTTTAATAGCAATAGTATCAGGTCTATTATTTTCAACAAACATCTTGTAAGTAGGGTCAGTTCTGTCATTAGGATTAAAACTTACCCAAATTTCACTATCAGGATTACGAATAGTAGGGGTTAAAAAATTCCAACTTTCTGCACTAACTTTTTCACCTTCCTCAACCCAACATAAATCGACACCAAAAGTTGACTTAATTTGTAAAGGGTCATTGCTAATTCCCTTAAATTGCAACTTGCTACCATTAACACTTCTTATTTCTGCATTGGTAATGATAAAGTAAGAATTGAGATTGTGTAAATTAATGATGTCGGCAAAAGCTTTATGAACAGAGTGAGCAATACTTGATTGATATTCCCTTACACATAATATTGTTATAGCTTCTTTTTCAGGGAATAATATGCGAGGGTTTAAAGCAAGTATTAACAATGCTCTTGCAAAACTCTCACTTTTACCGGCACCCCTTCCTCCGTAGGCAACTTTATATCTTGATTTTTCTTTTAACAAGAATTCAAATTTAGTAGGAATTGTAATGTTGATTGGTTTAGTCATTGGTTAATTAAGTTATTTTTATTAACTATAAATGCTAATTAGTAAATGTCAAGATTATTACTAGATTTGAGTGAGCTGAAGATACAGTAATCCTATTAATAGAAATTACTGCAAAAATTATTACTGAGTTTTCGGTCGCAGTTTTTTAACAGTTTTACACAGAAGGCTAATTTGCATTAGCAGGCAGGTTTGGTATCTCCTTTTTCACTTCTTAATCCTTATCCAGACAGTCGGTTATCTTAGTCCTCGGTAGCCGTGTAAAAGACACCCAAGGTTGTATCACTTTTATCAATCAGAGATTAAGTAATTAGCTTAACATTCAAAACCAATTTGAGTAAGTTTCTCGCTTTTCAAAGCCACTAGAACTCGACGACATTTTTATTTTATTGATTGTATGTCATTGTTATTAGCTTTTTGTAGCTAATTGTTTTGTTTTTATTTCACTTCTCCATTATATTTTATTCACAATAAAGTGCAAAATATTAATACTTTACACTTTATTATAAAAACAAAACACACAATGGATAGATGTGACGGGTAATTAGTCCGTTCATTTATTATTTTTAGTTATTTATAATAATCAAGAGGTTTTTTTAATTATTTTATTTCTCATTCCAAAATAGTTTTTCAATAACAAATTTTTTTTTGTCAGCATTGTTATTAAACAGGCTTTCTTTTTTAATTTCTAAAATACTTTTAAAAGGGGCATTATATTCACTCATAAAACAAGTATAAGGTGATTGCTTAAAATACTCATCTACTCTTGCATAATCAAATTTTTCTTTATATTCTGTTGTATTCCTGTATGGAGGATCAATGTAAATAATAGTTTCTTCTGGTGGAGTTGTTATTTTTACATCGGCAAAATCTAAATTGGTAATTGTAAAAACTGGCAAACTTTCCAAACTTTGCAAACTTTCCAAACTTTGCAATCTTTGCAAACTTTCCAAACTTTGCACTCTTGCTTCTTTTAGCTCGCCTATTCTTTCTAATTGATAAATTCTTTGAATTGATTGCATTCTTTCTTGATGACTAAAATAAGATAATTTTTCCAGTTGAATAGTACTTTGTAAATGTCCTAATAGATCCTCCTTAATAGCCCTCTGCTCTTTAGAAAATTGTTGCATATAATCCAATCTTCTTTCATTCCAAGTTTTCTTATTGCTTAAAACAAAATTTTTATTAAAAAGTTGGTTAAATTCTTTTAATGATTTTTCGCAACGAAACATAACTATATTGTGAGCTAAATGCTTATAATTTTCAATATCTTTGCCATAGCAATAAGTATATTGTCTACTGCCAAAACTATAACATATTCTTGAAAATTGAGCTTTTATTGTGTCCTTATCAATTAAATCAAAAAACTCTTCTCTTGTAATAAAATTATAAAAATCATCAGGAAATATGCCATATTGCCCTTTTTCTCCATTTTTAGCCCTATTTAATATATATTCTAATAAATCCACCATTCCCTTTTGTTTTTCGTTGTAATGGACTTTTAAACCGCATTGCAGGGCATAAAAAGATAAGGCACCACCGCCAGCAAAAATATCATAAAAATATTTTGCTTTTGGTTTTATCTCAATCATTTTTTGCATTAGCTCTTTTGCAATTTTTCTTTTGCTTCCCATATAAGGTATTCGCAGTTGCAAGCTTTCGGGCAAAATAGCTCTGCCTAATAAATCAAAGTTCATTTCCTATATATAAAAGTTTTAAAACCTCCAACACTATCTAGTTCAATAAATTTATTATTAATAAATAACTTTATATTTGCTAAATTACTTGATTTTACAACTGCAACAATAACTTTATTGGTTATCTGCTCTAAAAAAATAGGCAAATGCTTTTTCTTAACATTTTGATTTTGATAACCTTTTTTTAATCTAAATTCAAGATGCGGATATTTGCAACCTTCATATTGCCATAGGCATATTTCACCAATGATTGTATTATTTTCTTGTATTTTGTAGCTGTTATTTATCATTATTTCAAAATTTCAACATCTAATTATCATATTTAATAATGCAATTTCCTGAGATTTCCATAGAATTATTAGTGCCGAGTTCTATAAATTCATAACTATTACTTTTTACATTGTAAATTGCTTCAGTACACTTGCCTTCGTAAATTAATTTATTTCCAGAATAACATTTTATTGATAAAGTTTCTATTTTAGTCATTTTTTCTACTTTTTCTTTTATTCCTAGAATAAAGGTAGATAATAGCATAACTATCAATATAATCATTGATATAGTCGTTAATAAATATAAAATACTTTCTAGAACAATATGTGTAAATGACTTGTAGCACATTTTCTTTATTTTTAATTAATAATTGCCTTTTTGCAGAAGGCTAACTGTTGCCAGCTCTTGAAACTTACCAAAGCGATGATGGTAGGCTGGCTTGCTCGTTCTAGAGGTCTAGCATTATATATAATTAGCTAAACTTAATCGCTTGATTAATGACCACTTTCGTGGATTGACTAGCTTGTTTTTCAACATCTAGTATTTCTGCACCATCTTTACTTGTGCTGTTGTTTATCAAATTGTTTTATCAATAAATCTAAATAGTATTTTGCTTTTAATAAATCTTCTTTACCATTCTTTAGTTTATATCTTGACACATATTTGATTACATTACCTTCAACAAAATCTAGCTTATTAGCCACAATATAATCAATTGGTTGTATTGTTAAATCATAATGTTTTGGTTGCTCTATAGTATTAACTTCAGCATCATTTTTTACAACATCATTACCATTAACATCATCATATGCCTCTGCATTACAATATACTTTCAAATAGCCATATACTCTCGCATTGCCATATAATCTTGCATTGCCAAAAGCCCAACAATTGCCTTCTTGACTAAGATTGCTCTCTTTTTCAATATATCCGCCTAAATCTCCTGCTTTGACATTATCAAAATCTTTCAAAGCTCGAATTTGATATAATGTTCTTCCTTTAAATATAATCCAATTATTAGTTAGTTCGTATTTTTTCATAAGTTGTATTTTTTGCTATTAATATTGTAATATTGTTATTTATTAGTACTAAAAATCTCCTTCATTTACTTGAAAAACATTAAAACCTAATTTTCTAGCATGATTTACTACTTGGTTTCTATCGTCAAACATAGCAACAATATAATAATCTTTGCAAATTTTATGCCACATTTCTTCTTTTACAATATAGTCTGGTCTTTGATCTTTTTCTTTCCTCATCATCAAAAAATCGTATTTGATATTATTCAAATTTAGCCATTTTTTTGTTAAATCTTCGCATTCTTCCGTTCCTTCCCTTCCTGAACAAATAATTATTTTAAAACTAACTAAAGAATGAAGACAAGTTGCAACACAATTATTAAGCTTATCCTCAATTACTCTTGATAAATCGTAAGGATTTCTCTCGCTATTGATTGCAAGAGTTCCGTCTATATCAAACACAAAAGCTTTGGGTTTAGAATGATTATTGTAAATTTTAATTTGACTTGGTAATTGCTCTTTAAATTTAAAATTTTTTTTCAAAATTTTTAAGTTATTAAATTGTCTTTTTATTACCTCTTCTCCAACACTTCTAATTCTAGATTTGTCTCTTTTTATTGCTTCTTCTAAGCTACATTCTAATAAACAAAAATTTATTTCATACTCGTTAAAATTTTTTAAAAAATCATTAATATAACTTTGCTTCAAATTAGTGTTATCAATAATAACATCGTTGCCTTTTTTCAAGGCTTTTTCTATTAGTAAATTTTGAAAAATAGTAATTTGATTTTCTTTTAAGTACAAGTCTGGCAACTCATAATAATTATTTATATTTTCTTGACTATATCCAAAAAGCATTTCTCTTAACTGGTCTCTGTTTACAATTAAAGCATTTGTTGTTTTTGCAATTTCTTTTGCTTTTGTTGTTTTTCCGCTTGCGGAAACTCCAACCATAATAGTTATTTTAGTCATTATTGTTTATCAAAAATTAAAGATTTGCTATTGTAAGGCTTAATTTCTTTGCAAATATCTTGGAAAATACTTTCGCCGTCTAATAGTTTAAATAAAAAAAATTTATCTTTGTCATTTTTTATTGCTAAAGCAAAATCTTTTCTTGCTTCAAATTTTGGCAATTGATAAAATTTCTCTTTTACCCTAGTTTCTATATTAGTATAATTTGTCATTATATTAATATACCAATCATTAATCTGCTTATGAAACTCATCTGGGGTTATATCTAAAAATTCTTTTATATCTTTTTTTTCACAAATTAGTTCCCACACCGCTTTTTCGCTAATAAAACTTAATTTTTTATGCAACTCTAAATAATTTTCAAATTTTATCTTACACCTTTCGCCATTTGAAAATCTAACAACAAAACCCTCTGAATTATTCCAATTTAATTTTTGAATTTGTTTATAATCTTGAAAATCATATTTTTTGCAAATTGGCACTATATCTTGAAATTGAGTTAAATCAAAAATTTCTTTTTTGTTTTTATCGAATACTGCCAAAAGAATTATTGTTTTCATTGAACCGTAATCGCAAACAATTCTATTTTGAGGGTAAATAATCTCAAAGCAGTAAGTATAGCTAGAGTTCAAATCTTGATATTTATAATTTTGCAATATTTTAAATCCTTCCTCAGCTTGTTCGCTTGTAAAACTGCCTCTAGTTGCTAAAATCCACTGATTTTGATAGTTAAATAATATCCCTAAAGACCCGTCCATTTTTTCATAAATTTCAAAAGAATTACATTCTTTGTAATAATTTTGCTCAATATTAAAAAATTTGTCAAATGGCTTTGCTATCAAATTACCGCATAAATCTCTCACAGTTCCCCTGTGAGATAAAGTAATTTCATCCCACAAATTTTCATATTGGACTTTTTCAGTATAATTCCAGATTTCTAAATCAAGAGTTGGATGCTTTTGACTGCGAAGCAATCCATTTTCTTTGTATTTTTTTAAAATTTCTATATTCATTTTATTTATTTTTTAATTGGCATTATATCGGCGAAAGGGTTTTTGTCATCACTTAACTTACTTATCTCCACAGCTCTATTATAAGCTTGCCTCCTCAAAGTTTGCCAAGTTTCCTCAACCTCACTTTCGCTTGCTTTGATATTTACAAATTTGTAAATATAACTTTCAAAATCGGTTAATATATCAACATAATAATTAATCTCATCTAATTCGCAACCTCGATAAAAATTAAGTTTTACCGCAATCTTATTTAGCCAATATAAAACATAAAAGTTAAAAATAATGTTAGCAGTATTGTTTTTAACAACATCGCCCTCAATAGTTGCTAATTCTAAATATACCCCAGTCTTTTGATATTTTTCCAATGCAATATTGATTTTATTTAGCATTTTTCTTGCTTTCTTTTTATCAATAAAATTGTTGTCAATTCTTTTGTAAAAATAATCATTCAAGTCTAATTTTTGAAAGTCTTTTTGCTTGTCTTCGGGGAAGCCAATAAGTTTAGATATTTCGGCAAAACCTTCTTTAAAAAAGAAGGTTAAGCCAACACATACACACTCTCTAATAAAACCAGTCGTATTCTTCATCATAAATAATTTCTGTTGGTTTGTCATCAAGTTCCGACGGATGCTTGTCAGTAAATTCGTCAATTAGTTTGTCACCAAGTTCCGACGGATGCTTGTCAGTAAATTCGTCAATAAGTAATATTAACAATGATTTTAGTTTATTTATATCGTTGTTAATATAATTCTTTAACTCTACACCAACTTCATTAGTGTTAAGTTGCTCAAGAATGTCCTTAAGAATATCATCATAGTTGCTATTAATTTTTTCTTTTAGCTCGTCAATTTCTTTGTCATAATAACTGCTAAACTCTAACCAGTCGTAATAAATATTATAAATTATTCCCTTGTTTTCATCGCCTTTAGACCATTCATTTCGCTCTTCTTCAAATGACAAATCGCCTAAATAAATATTTACATCATTATCAATTAAATTATAACCTGTGTCAACCTGTGAGTATTTATATTCGCCATTGCTATATCTATAGCAATAAACATCGTAAGTAGTTTTTATTTTCATAAGTTTTTTTTAAATTAATAAATTTTTAACATAAATAAGATTGCTCTTATTTATAAGATAATTATGATTGTTATTTTTAATAAGTCAACACTTTTTTTAAAAATATTTTAATTATTTTTATCGGTTTCATCAGTAAAAACAACATTTATCTTCGGCACTTGTATTTTTATTGCCTGACCATCTTCGCCAGTGATTTCGTTTCGCAAACTAAACTCGTCTTTTGCTTTACGTTCAGTATACCATTTAGCAGTAGAAACATCGCCGTCGTTGATAGCTTTATTGATGACAAGTATTGATTTTATCAATGGTTTTTTTTGCAAAGATTTGCAAGAAACGGAAAATTGAGGATTGGCTCTGCAATAATCAAAATAAACATCTGTAGATATATCAGCCCATATACAAGCATTTACAATACTAAAACCCTGCGAAAAACCTTCTTTTAATTTTGCAATGACTTCAGGTGTCATTAATGTCGGTCTCCCAACTCTTACTTTTTCTTCTTTTACAATAACTTTAGCAGGCTTCTTCTTAACTTTTTCAAGCTTTTGTTTGTTAATAATATTTTTGCATTTGATAATAAAAGCAGGCTTTCTCTTGCCGTGATTAAGATAAGTGTTTTTAGATATACCAACAACTTTACAGGCTTCTAGAAATGTTTTGCCTTGTTGTAATGCATTGTAAAATATTTGCTCTTTTTCTTCTGTTAAAGCTATTAAGTGTTGGTTAATTGTGTTTTTAGTCATATTAAATTAATTTTTTTTCTTCCTGAAAGCCAATTGAGTTTATAGAATTTTCAAGGTCTTTCATCCCCTTTTCAGTAAAAATTCTAGGGTTTTTTGAGTGGGGTTTTAACTCATCAATTTTTCTTTTTTCAATTTTCCAAATAATTTGTTTTTTCATAATTAAAATACATATTCTTCTTGTTCTTGCTCTTGCTCTTTTTTTAGCTCATCTGCTTTTTTGCAGATTTGTAAAATATGCTCGTAATCTCTTACAACAATTTTAGTTGAGTAAGTATCTTTGCCATTTTTATCTTGATATTTGCTTGTTTCTAAGCTTCCTTCAATATATAATAAGCAACCTTCGGTAATATAATCACAAATTGATTTATCTTTTGTTAAATTTTTATTCAACACCGCAATATTATGATATTGCTTCCGCTCGTCGCCATTAATTGTTTTACTAGTGATTAATGTAAAATTTACAATAACATTATTATCTTTTGTTGCAATTCTTTTTAAATTACCACTAACCAATCCTACTAATCTTACCGCATTTATCATTGTTTTTTAAATTAAATTATTAATATTCTTATTGTCTTAATTTAAAATAAAAAGTCAATACTTTTTTTAAAATTTTTCTCAATAAAAGCTTTTGCTCTGCTAATATAAACAGCTTTTATCCACAACAAACTTTGCTTTTGCCAATCTTTTATTAAAGTTTTTTCAAAATCTTCTCTACTAACATTATCTATTGCCTCCAATAAGTAAAAATATTTTTCGGGGCGACAGATTTTTACCCTATCTTTTATTACAAGATTTTGTGAGTATTTCCATAAATCATTACTATTCATATTATTTAAAAATTTTGTTGATAAGATAAATCATTAAAAAAAAGCAAAGATAAATTACAATCCCAGCACTAGTTTTCAAAATAAAATTATTGGCAGGTTGCAATATATAGCCAATTTGCCAGCTATAAAAAATTAACACAAATACTATAAAAAAAACTAACATTAAAATTTAAATAAAGTTTTACTAATAGAAATACCAACTCCCCACTCGCTTTTAATAGCTTGACAAGGAGCGAGTAAGATAAATGATAAACTGCCATCTTTAGAACTATAACCAATACTTGCTCCATAAATTATGGCATTTTCAATAGTTTTGCGGTCGTTTAGTTTTTGCTCTAATTTTAAATTGCCAATAAATCCGCCAGCAACAATCTTTTTTGTCAATGCATAACCAATTGATAAATTATCCAATCTCGCTTGACTACGATATTTATATTCATTGCCATAATTGTCTAATACAACTCTGCCTAAATCAGCATTTAATAATCTATTACTAGCAACACCATAAACAACTCTGCCATAATTATTACTTATAGATAAATTAACACTTCTTATAGAATTTATTGGGTCTTTTACAAGCTCTAACTCATTAGCAAATTTTAGCTTTGGATCATTTATTCTTGCAAAAAACATATTTGTACCAATGCTAATGCTCGTTGCAAAAGCTAGTTTCGGCAATAGAATTAGTGTTATTAAAAGTTTTTTCATTTTTTTAAATGTTCTATTATTAAATCTGTTAATTCTTTTTTAAGTGCTGTTGATATAATAGATAAAACTCCAAAACCATAAAGATTAAATAGTTCCAAAACTACCTCTTTATCCGCTTGCAACTCGTCACTTGCATATTTTAAAGCATAGCGATTTTGTTTCACTGCCCCCAAAACCACTTCTTTATTTGCTTTTAACTCATCACTTGCAAATCGTAAAGCATAACCATCTTGCTTCACCGCCTCAATGACAACTTCTTTATTTGCCCTTAGCTCATCGCTTGCATATTTTAAAGCCCAGCCATATTGTTTTACCGCCTCAAGAACCACTTCTTTATTATTTCGCAATTCTGGATAGTGTTGTAATCCATAAAAATTTTTTGCTAAAATATTCAGTATGTCTTGTTTTAATTGTTCTGTCATAGTTTTTTTAGTTAAAGTTTTTGTGTTTGTATTGGCAGTAATATTTTAAAGAATATACTGGTATTATATAACAACAAGAGCAGAGCAAATAAACTGACAATATCGCAATTCTTATTTCTTTGTAAAATGAAGCTACGGATTGCCCTCTTGATTTTTCAATAGGCAATAGTTTTAGCACCGCCTGTGGTTTTTTTAAAAAGAAAATAGTTATTGCCGTTATTGTTGAAAATATAAGTAGCCCTTCGGCGAGTAAATGGTTCATTTTTTTAAAATTTTTTTAATTTGTTGTATTTGATTAGCGGAGACATTATTATAAATAATTTCTTTATCTTTTAAGAGTGTCAATTCTAATTTGATAGTCTTTTTTTGTTTTCTATAGACAATAGAATAAATATAAATCAATATAAAACAGAGATAAATTGCTAAAAAACAAAATATTATCAAATCAAATAACTGACTTTTTACAAATTGATTTAACCAAAATAAAAAACCCATAATTGCAACAAAAACAAGGTCTTGCAAATAATAACCTTCTTTTTGATTTATTATTAATTTTGCCATATTTTTAGTTATCTAAAATAGTATTTTTCAAATTAGCTTTATATAAATTAGCATTATTTAAATCAGCATTACTTAAATCAGCTCCATTTAAATTTGCATTACTTAAATTAGCCTCCTCTAAATTAATGTTGCTTAAGTCAGTATTTACTAAAGTAGCATAACTTAAATTGGCATAACTTAAATCAGCTCTGCTTAAATTGGCTTTATATAAATTAACTTTATATAAATTAGCATTACTTAAATCAGCTCCGCTTAAATCAACTCCGCTTAAATCAGCTCCGCTTAAATCAGCTCCGCTTAAATTGGCTTTATATAAATTAACATCGCTTAAATCAGCATACATTAAATTATATTTATATTTTTTTACCGCTTCTTCTAAAGTTAAAAGAGGTTCGTCAGCAATTAATTTGCCTGTCGTTGCATAAATTTTTGTCATTATTCCTGAGATATATTTTAGATAATTGCTTTGATAAATCAAAAACTAATTTTGTAATTGCTATTGCATCAAATTTTGCAATATTATATTTTTCTAAAATTTTAGAAACTTCCAATTCATTGTCGCTAAAAAGATAATTTAGTTCCTTTGCAATTTTTAGTTCTTCAACTTCAATAAAAGATTTTGTATATTCAGATACACAGGATGAGATTATTGTCATATTTTTAATTTTTAATTGTTAAAACCCTTTAAATTCTAAAGGATAATCTAAAACCCTAGCTTGTCCAAAATGACCCTCTAATTTAGATGCTGTATTTGGAAATTTAAGTCTTAGAATTATTCTTCTACCAGTTGAGATACTCATTCTCTTAGCTTGTTCTATATTTTCCCAAGCTCTAACTGGTGGCTTAATTACACCAGATTTTTGATATCTTTGTAATTTTTTTAATGTTGTGCAATGAAAAACTATCATATTTTTAATATTTAACAGTTAATCTTTTAGCAACCTTAATGTCGCCAATATTTATTGACTTAGCTTTTTCAAGAGCTTCGGCAATACTCTCCTCATCGTGATAACTTTCTTTGCTATATTTAGCTTCAATTTTAAACTCGTTAGATTTAAACTTGCCAATAGCAAAACCAGTCATCATTGATTTGATTTGCTCTTTTATCTCTTTATCCAATTTATCATATTCTTTTTTAGCCAACTCAAGCTCTTTTAATTTACTTAATTTTGCCGATAAAATGCTATCAATAGCAATTTCTATCGTCCCTTTTTCTATTTGCAAAAACTCGTCAATTTGCCTATCTTTTTTAGTTTTATCTTGGTCTTTTTTATCAAGTAAATCACCGCTTTCAAATTCTAGACTAAACCAAATTAGGCTTGATTGTATCGCCTTAATTATACTTTCATCTCTTTTTATAGTAAATGTTTTGCTTTCAAGTAAATTATATTTAATCAAGTCATTATCTTTGTTAGTTTGTATACCTGCAATATGAATATAGCAAGTCTCTTTTTCGTGGAGCCATAATTGAGCTTGTGCTTGTATATAATAATTAAAAGGCAAGCCTTTACTTGCAATTGTATATTCCCAGCGATTTATATCAGTTGTTTTACACTCAAGAATAGAATTGTCGCTTAAAAGATAATCAATTGTTGCTCTAAATGTAAATTCGCAACCAATGATTATTTTTTCTTTCATAGTTTGAGACTCAATAACACAGCATTTACTAGTATGAGTAATATCATCAACTTCAACTACATCAGTATCATTAGCAATAAAATCATCTTTAACCAGTTCCTCGCATTCGCTACCCCTCATCATAGCTTCGTTAGTGTTAAACTCGTTAAACTTTTTGAATTGCTCCCTATCTAACATTAATTTTTTAGCCAAAGAATATCTAGTTTCAAGATAATTCGGCATATCTTGTAATTTATCAAATACTTCTTGATTAATTATATCTTGTTGTAAAAGAGTAAGTGAGTATTCTTTTAGGAGACCAGCTACTTCGCTGGCTCCTATAATTTGAAATCTATCTTTCATTATTCTACCTCCTTAACTTCATCAACAACAACATCAGGCTTATTATTTAAACCTTTTACCAGAGCTGAGAAAAATTTTACATTAATTTTATTGAGTGATTCCGCATTGGATTTTTGACAAATTTCTTCAAGAGACACCCCTTTTTGATTAGCAAGTAGTTTTAACTCCTCTTGCTGTTCGTCGTTGATAAAAACAACCTCTATTTTTTTAGATTGCTCTTTACCAGCACTTGCTTTTTCACCATCATCGTCTTCTGCACCGAGACAAATAAATGATTGCAACCCATATCGTCTAGCATAAGTCACTCCGCTACCGAAAGCTTGAGCAGTGTTTTGATTATAGAAAATTCTTGTAAAACAAGAAGTTCTTTGCCCGCTTTTGTGTAATAATATAGTCTCAATATATTCTTTGCCATCTTTTTCAATGATAGGTTGTAAAACAGAAATGCTATGTTTATTTAGTGCAGGAATGCAGGCATCTATTACCGATGATAAATCAGCATATTTAGATTTAAAGTGCGGATTAGAACTATCTTTTATAGCTCTTTCCATCTCTTGCTGTGCTTTGCATAGTGCATCTGCGAGTAAGTCGATATTTTCAATTTGATTTTCGTTTGTCATAATTTTTTGTTTTAAGTTAATAAATTTTTAGTTACTTATTTTGAATTTCAGTTTAATAATTTTTGCAATCTTTTACTTATAAATTTTTCAGCACCCCATCTTTCTTTAATAGCTATTACAACTATTTTTGGATCATCTCGCAATTCATCACTTGCAAATTGTAAAGCCTCGCCATTTTGCTTCACTGCTTCTAAAACCACTTCTTTATCTGCTTGCAACTCTTCACTTGCATATTCTAAAGCTAATCCATTTTCTTTTACCGCTACTAAAACAACTTCTTTATTTGCTCTCAACTCTTTACTTGCATATTTCAAATAGCTGTCATAGTAATTTCTCTTGACCGCCTCCAAAACCACTTCTTTATCTGCCCGCAACTCGTCACTTGCATATTGCAAAGCTTTGCAATTTCTTTTTACCGCCTCCAAAACTACTTCTTTATCACCTCGCAACTCTTCACTTGCATATTTTAAAGCTAATCCATTTCCTTTTACTATCTCTATTACGACTTCCTTATCGTTTGTTAAACAAGGAATGTCGTCTAATCTGATTATATCTTTTTCTAAAAGATGTATTATTTCTTTTTTTAATTGTTTCATAAGTTTGTTTTTTAAGTTAATAAATTTTTAAATATCAAATAATTATTGATAAATATATTATAATTATTGTTTTTAATAAGTCAACACTTTTTTTAATTATTTTTAAGAATTTGCAAATACTTTTAACATTCTTTTACTTACATATCGTAAAGCTTCACCATTTTGCTCTACTGCTTCAAACACAACTTTACAATCATCTTTTAACTTTTTACTAGCAAATTGTAAAGCCAAGCCATTTTGTTTTATAGCTATCAAAACCACTTCTTTATCACCTCTTAACTTCGCACTTGCAAATCGTAAAGCACAACCATTTTGCTTAACAGCTTCAATAACCACTTTTTTATCATTCCGCAACTCAGCACTTGCAAATTCTAAAGCCAAGCCATTTTGCATAATTGCTCTAATATTTTGCTTAATTTCTCTATCCCATTCTTTGAATTGTTTTCTAATTAGTTTTTTCAATTCTTTGAATTGTTTTATAATTAGTTTTTTGAATTTCCGTTTAATAAGATTTTGTTTAATAACACTAAATAAGTTCATAGTTTTGTTTTACTTTTTTTATTTTTTACACCGCTTTCAATAAATAAAAAAGCAGGGTAAAAATGTTTTACCAGCTTTCTTTTTATAACATAATCTTTTTGCTTTGCGGTTATAAAAGACTTCACATCTTCTATAATATTTGCTTGCTTTTTATTATCGTAATAAGTAAAATCTGCTATATATTTTACACCTCTTTCCGTATTGCCAGCACTATCTTTGAAAGTTTTTAGCAAGACAAACTCCACTTGTCTTGCTAAATTAGTTATCTCGCCAGCTCTTTCTAGTAATTGCAATTCTGCAAATCTTTTAGCTTCAACTTTACTATCAAAATTGCCCTTGGAGTTGCTAACTTTTTTATTGCCAAATTTGTTGCGGTAAAACACTAATTACTCCCAGTTGAGCCAAACCCACCTTCGCCCCTTTCGGTTTCGTCAAGTTCATTAACAAAATCAAATCTTATTTTTTCGTATTTATGTAAAATAGCTTGAGCTATTCTATCTCCTTTATTTATCTCAAATGATTTATTGCCAAGGTTATGTATAATAACATTTATTTCACCTCTAAAATCACTATCAACAACACCAACAGCATTGCTTAAAGTAATTTTGTGTTTTAATGCATTGCCACTTCTTGGGTATATTGCTAAATAAAAACCCTCGGGAATTGCCATTTTTAGACCAGTCGGGACTAATTTGTTTTCGCCAGCTTCAATTGTTAATGTTTCATCGCCGACATATCTTAAATCAAATCCTGCTGAATTTGAGGTTGCATAGAATTTATCATTATAAATTTCTTTTGCATTATTTAAAAGTTTAGTTTTAATTTTCATAGTTTTAGTTTTTTATTGTTGATAATTCTTTTTTTAACTCATCACTTGCATATTCTAAAGCTTCCTCATCTTGCTTTATAGCCTCCATCACCACTTCTTTATCACCTTTTAGCTTCTTGCTTGCATATTGCAAAACCAAACCATATTGCTTCACTGCTTCAATAACAAATTCTTTATCATTTTTTAACTCCTCACTTGCATAATACAAAGCAAAACCGTCTCGCTTTGCAACTTCTGTCATAAATTCTTTATCATTTTTTAACTCCTCACTTGCATATTCTAATGCATAACCATCTTGCTTCACTGCCGTTAAAACAACTTCTTTATCACTTCGTAATTTATCACTCGCCCATTTTAAAGCGCAACCATCTTGCTTCACAAGTTCTATTATAAACTCTTTATCAACTTTTAATTCAGCACTTGCATACTCTAAAGCATCATTATTTCGTTTCATTGCCTCCATAACCACTTCTTTATCGTTCTGCAACTTATCGCTAGCAAATTGTAAAGCATCACCATCTTTTTTTACAGCCACTATTACAACTTCTTTATCGTTTCTTAGTTCTTTACTCGCATATCGCAAAGCCCAGCTATTGCTTTTTATTGCTTCTAAAACAACATCATTATCATTCCGCAACTCATAACTTGTAAATTCTAAAGCCCCGCCATTTTGTTTAACAGCTTCAATAACAAACTCTTTATCATTTTTTAAAGAAGGGAAGTAACTTAATGCATATTTATTTCCTTTTATAAGATTTAGTATGTCTTGTTTTAATTCTTTTTTCATAAGTTTTTTTGATTAATTTTTTAAAATTGCAATTTTATTTACTCGATTGCAAAAATGATTATAAGTAATTTTTCTTTCGACCATATTTGCTTTGATTTTTTTTAATAAATCAAAATGATTTTTATTGTAAATAAAAGCAAAACTTCTTGTTAAATCGTCAACCCTATTTTTAAAATCATTACTTTTAAACCAGTTAATGATTTCGTTTGTGTAATTGTAAAAATTTGGCACTTGTATAAATTTAGGCTCGCCGTTAAGAATTAGCGACTGCTTATTATAACTATATCGCATATAGCCAAGTAATCCGTTCACTCCTTTGTCCCAAGGTTCACCAAGCCAGCCTTCATTGAAAGCTTGCTCGGTGAGTTCTTGATTATTTTTTACAAAATTATTGATAAAAACTTCTCTATTCATATTCTTTACCATAATTTTTTATTCTTCCGCTTGCATATTCTAAAGCTTTGCCCCATTGTTTCACTGCTTCAATAACGACTTCTTCATCATCCCGCAACTCTTTACTTGCATAATACAAAGCCCTACCATCTTGCTTCACAGCTTCTAACATAAATTCTTTATCATTTTTTAACTCTTCACTTGCATATTTTAAAGCATAGCGATTTTGTTTCACTGCCCCCAAAACCACTTCTTTATCTGCTTTCAACTCTTTACTTGCATAATACAAAGCTTGGCCACATTGTTTTACTGCTTCCATCACTACTTCTTTATTAGCTCGCAATTCATCACTTGCATATCTCAAAGCCCTGTAATAGCCACATTGCTTCACTGCCTCCAAAACTACTTCTTTATCACCCCTTAACTCCTCACTAGCAAATTCCAAAGCCCAGCGATGTCTCTTCACCGCTACAATCACTACTTCTTTATCGTTTCGCAACTCCTCGCTTGCATATTCTAAAGCCCAGCCATATTGTTTTACTGCTTCAATCACGATTTCTTTGTTATTTTGCAACTCTTTACTTGCATATATTAAAGTATAGCCTTTTTGTTTTACTGCTTCAATAACAACTTCTTTATTATTTCGCAATCTTTTACTTGCAAATCCTAAAGCCCAGCCATTTTGTTTTACAGCTTCTAAAACAACTTCTTTTTTATTTCGTAAATTTTTACTTGCAAATTCCAAAGCTTCGCCATCATTTTTTACAGCAATTAAAACCGCTTCTTTATCGTTTTTCAACTCTCGATAATTTCTTAATTTATATCCGTCTTTAGCTAATTCTTGTTTGATTTCTTGTGTTAGTTTATTCATAAATTGTTTTTTTTGATTAATAAATTTTTAAATATCAAATAAATTTGATATTGTTATTATGATTGTTATTTTTAATAAGTCAACACTTTTTTTTAAATATTTTAATTATTTTTATTTTGATTTTCTTTTTGACTCCCCAACAAAATTTAACAACAATCCGCCGTCTTTTAATCTATCAAAAATTCTTGGCTCAAATTTTTTAAAATCAGCCAGTGATAAATTGGTATTTATTATCGTAGGTTTTAAATTTTGATATCTCTTATTGATAATTCTAAATAATATCAATTTTTCCGTGTCAGTCCCGTACTGGACTCCAAATTCGTCAAGAATTAATAGGTCAATATCAACAAAATGATTTATAGCCTCAATTTCCGTTATTTCACTATTCTTGCTATAAGTTGCTTTAATTTTTGCAAATACATCAATAACATCAATAAAAAGAGCCGTTTTATTGAAATTTTTAATAACATAATTTGCCACCGCACAAGATAAATGAGTTTTACCAGTCCCAACCATTCCTGCGAGTATCATAGAATTGCCGTTGCTAAAATTTTCAAGAAAATTCTTCGTATAATCAACTATCTTCTGCTTATTATCAATCTCTTCTTTTGTAGTCGCAATGTAAGTATCAAAATTATGCAACTTAAATCGTGGCGGTATAAGTGCTTGCTTAAATCTTTCTTCAATCAATTTATTTTCTAATATTTTTTTATTTTCAAGTTCAGCTTTTTCTTTTTTTTGCAATGCAATTAATTCCAGCTCTTCTTGACATAAATTGCAATTAACATTAGTTTGCGATTTTAAAACAAAAACACTAACATCGCCATGTTTGTCGCAATTAACAATTCTATTTTCAAAAGTTTCTTGTAAATTAATCATAATCAGCAGTATAGTAATTTGGATTTTCAAAATCGGGCTTTATAATTGTTTTTGTATGTTTTGATTTATCGTTGCCCTCCCAAGTTCTTATGCAAGCTTTCCAATCTTTCATAGTATTCTTGCCAATTTTCCATCCGTTAGCTTCGTAATAATTGATAAATTTATCAGCATCAATATTATTGTTTCTTTCAAGACAATATTGTTTTATCTCATCAACACTTGGTTTAACAAATCTTTTAGATTTATATTCATTATTTATTTCTTGATTATCATTTAATTTAATTTCATTTAGTTTAATTTGATTTAATTTACTTTCATTTAATATGGTTTTTTCTGGGTTAAGCGAATTAGAACCCATAGGTTTATTTTCGCTTTTTTTACCTCTTCCACCTTTTTTTCCATTTTCACGACTTGCATTTAGCTTTTTCAATATCTTAGCCCCTATTTCATCTAACTCATTAGAAACCCAATAAAAACCTGTAGGTTTATTTTCGCTTTTTATAAAGTAATTATCCAAGATAAAATCCACCGCTTCTTTTTCTTCTTTTTCGAAAGCAAAAACTAAGCGATAAATTTGTTCTTTTGAGTAGTTTAATTTTAAATTTTCTTGAAAATATAAAACAGATAAATCTATAAATGCACCTCTTTGTAGCATTGTTAATTTTCTTGATTGTGAAACATAATCACTTAAATATACTGGTAAGTATATAAATTTATCTTGTTTTTGATTTATCATATGAACCTACCTTTTTAATTAAAATAAACTCGTCAAGAAGTCGCCACATAGCCTTGCGGATAACATCAATTTCTTTCCTTGATGTTCCTGCCATTTCTAAAAGCTCTAAGGTTTCCCCTATTCTTTTACTTGCTAAATCTTGTATTTCTTGATTTGTCATTATTGAACCTACCTTTAATTGCATTTCTGCTCCTTTATTATTTTTGATTTTTTTTATTTGTCAAGATTTTAGTTATTTTTGTCTATTTCTTTTAAAACTAAATTTAAATCATTAACAAAAATATAAAATATCTTCTTATAAATCTGCTCTTTTTGGTTATTGTTAAAAGTGTCAGTTTTGCCAATTCTTACTTTGCTAATATTTTGAAAAGTAATTGCCGTTAGCCGTTGCTTTTGATTAACAATAACTTCTTGATTAAGTTGATTTGCTATTTTTAATCTTACAATTTTCATTGCAAAATTGTGGATAGCTTCTTTAACAACAATAATCTCTTCGTCTTTTTCATCATATTTGATTTGCAACTTATCGTAATAAGTTTGTAATCGGCGAAACATTTTACTTTCTATTGCAAATACTTTTTCAATAAAAAGCTCATCGTTATTGTCATCAAAAAATTTTACAAGATAAAAAGTTTTGTTGTTATGTTGCATTTTGCCCGCAACTTCGTAGAGCAAGTCATCATTTGCAATGCCTTCTCTAATATTTAATTCTCCGCATTGTTCATAAAAATTTTGGGAAACAAGGGTGTACCTAACTCCTTCGATATAAAAATCGGAGAAGTCAGGGATAAGAGTAATCTTATTCATTGTAAAGGTTTTTTATAGTTGATAAATTGTTGATAATAGAAAGCACACTCTCATTTGATTTATTGAGTTCTTGCAGTAAATCAGCAAAAAATTCGTCATTACTTAAACTTGCTAATTCTATCAAATCTTCTCTCGCTTTTAATAATTCAAGTAAAGTAGTTTTTGCTTCTTTATTTTTAACAACAAAACAAGTTTTTGTATCATATAGTTGAGAAAATTGCAATGCAATTTCTGTTCCTTTAATAGCTTCGTATTGTATTTCTGTTAATACTAGTTTATTCATAAATTGTTTTTTTAAATTAATAAATTTTTAAATATCAATAATTATTGATAAATATATTATGATAATTGTTTTTAAAAAGTCAACACTTTTTTTTAAACATTTTTAAAAATCTTTCATTTCAAAACTTTCAGCTAAAACTTTATAGTAATTGCTTTGTGGATTTTCTAACTTTTTACACAATTTATTTAATTTGTCATTCTTTATCTCAAACCCTTGGTTTTTAACCAAACCGAGATGGTATGCTAAATGATGATATAATTGTAAATAATTTAGTTTTAACATCTTTTTAATAGCAAACAAACTCGGTAATGTAATTACATTATAGAATTCGTATTGTCTTGCATTAATATAAGCAATATTAGGATTTAAACCAGTTTTAAATGCTTTTAAATAAACTTGCATTGTTTTATTTAACTCTTTGCCCTTTTCAACTTGTTTTAATAGTTTTGTATAATTATTTAATGTATTTTTTAGTTTTTTATCGTAAATAGTTTTTTTATTAAATTGAGCCAGCCCCAATGCAAATAATACATTAATCTTGAACTGATATTTATTAAGTTGATGTTTCCTCTTTAAATAGTCGAGTGTTGGACTAGTTATGTAGTCAATAATAATGTTAGACATATGATAAATTTTAATTGTTAAAAAATATAAGTTAAATTTTTTTTATTTTAAAAGTCAATACTTTTTTTATTGACATTTAAAAAATAATATTGATTATTTTTATTGACAAATGTTTTTGTCGTTTTTTCATTCCGCGACTACTCCTGCAATTTATTGTTTCGTGTGAAGTAAGGAGTATAGGGCTTCATTGCTAAAGTGAAGCCCGAAAAAAGAATTATCAACTAAAAAACTAAACTATGATAGAACAAGATATATTTAAAAAGTTTGATGTATTAAAAAACTTAAAAAAAGATGGTCTTAATTTAAAAGACTATCAAGAGTTGCAGAACAATAAAAAAGCTGTTTTGGTAGCAGTGAAGCAAAATGGTATGGCTTTAAACTATGTAAGTGATGAGCTAATGGGTGATAAAGAAGTGGTGATGGAGGCAGTGAAGCAAAACAGCTGGGCTCTAGAATTTGCAAGTGAGGAGTTAAAAAATGATAAAGAATTTGTTATTGAAGCAGTGAAGCAAAATGGTTGGGCTTTACAATATGCGAACAAGGAGTTTCGGGCTAATAAAGAAATAATGACAGAAGCTATAAAGAAAAGTCCAGCAACTTTTATTTATGCAAGTGACGAGTTGCGGAATGATAAAGAATTTATGCTAGAAGCAATAAAAATTGATTGGATTTGTTTAGATTATATTAGCGGTGAGTTGCGGAATGATAAAGAATTTATGAGTGATGTGGCAAAAGTAATTAATAATTTTTTTAAGTGAAACGGAAATGGCAACTTAAAAGCAGTGAGACACTCCCTATATAAGTTGCCTTCTTGTAGCGAACAAGCTTACTTGCCAATTCCGTGGCATATGTCTGTATGCCTAACACTGACTAGCAGGAGAAGAGATACAGCCCAATTTTTAGAGTGATTGTCAAGAAACGAATTAACCAAAAAAAAACACAAACTTGACAATCAACTAACAATCAACTATAATATATTATATATATTCTATTAGTCAAGCCTAAAAGCTTTCAAATTTATTATTGACAAAAGTTCCATACATCTTCCTATTTTCTTGTAATTTACAAGATAAATGCAACCAAGTCGCCTCAACTAACAACTGGTCTATTGGCAAATCTTTTTCTTTTAACCAAGTCCCAATCTCTTTTAATTTATCAAATTCAGTAATACCATTTACTCTAATATCAACAGCTTGAAACCTTGTATGTTGGCTTGTTGGTCTACCGCCAACAGCTTTATTCAAAGCAGGGCAACGATAACCACTTGTGATTAATATTGACACATCATCAGAGCCAATAATATTTTTAAAAGATTTACTATCATTCATTAAATCCCTTATTTTTTGCAAATAATAAGATAAGTTAATAGCATTATTTAAATAAGCACTATATTCTTGTGATTTTAGTTTTTTAAACTCACCAAGATTGTCTATTTCTAATTTTTCCGCAGTTTTACTTGCAAAAAATTCTTGATATTTGAAATTTTTGCGGTTTATACTCTCTAAATTCATATTATTTTTTACTTAAAATTGGCAAACAAACAGAATTATATTCTGCATCGCTCCGCACCATCATTGATACTACTTGCCTCGGTAATTTACCCTCAAACTCTTCTTCAACAGCATAATAAGGCTTTAGCCAAGTGCAGAGACTAGTTGAGTATTCATTTACGGGCTTTGTATTGCTCTCTATTCTTTTTAAACTGCAAGACTGGGTCGCTAATATCATTATCAATATTACGAGCAATAATTTCTTGTTGTTGCTTTTGTTGATTTTCATATTGTTTTACCTCTTTTTTTAATTCTTTTACCTCTGCAATCTTTTTTTTAATAAAAAAACCGCTGACAAAACTAATTATTGATGTTATTATTGCTATCATTTTGACTATTTATTTTATTGAACCATTTTCCTCTTTCTGCTAATACAAAGCCACCAGTAGCTCCTGATAACATTAACCAACCATCAATTAGATCTTTTACAAGCTCGTATTTTGTTGCATCAATCGGCACAAATAAAGCGACAACTGACAATATAAAAGCAACAATAAAACTAGCAACCATAACCCATCTTTTTGATGAGATATTATTGTTAGTTTCTATTATTTTATTGATGTTAAAAAAATTCATTTTCTTTTATTTTTTGTTAATAAAATTTGTTCTTTTTCAATTGTTAAAACCCTATTTTCAATGCTTTTTATATCGCTTTTAATACTATTTATTTCTGCTTTATTATCAGTTTTTAGCGAACTGAAATCTTTTTTTAAATCATCAAACTTTTTATCATTATCATCTTTTAGCAATTTAATATCTGCTTTTAACTCACTACTTTTTTTATCATTATCAGTTTTTAGCGAACTGAAATCTTGTTTTAAATCATTAAATTTGCCCTCAATATTCAATTTTAATTCGTTGTTCTTTTTGTCAATCGAATCGTTGAGGTTTTTAGAGCCTTTTGATAGATAATAATATAATAGAAATATTAAAGTGCCATAAGTGATAAAATCACTCATTTCTATCTTGCCTAACAGCCTAGAAATGCCATCTGCTTTTTGCAATAAACCTAAAATTTCTAATATTGAAAATTCCATTATTCTAATTCTTCCGCAAATTTTAATAATCTTAACTTGCCAATATTGCCTTCGCAAATAGAATTTTCATCAGACAAATCAGTAAGCATAATGGCTCTTAAAAACCTATCATCTTTTTCTCTTAAAATAATAAATTTTAGATTATTGATAGGGTTTCTATTCTTAACAATTTGATTAATATAATCTTCTCTAGCTTGTTTTAAACTTCTTTTAACTTCAATAAGTTCGCCGTTATATTCAATATATTTCGGCTTGCGGACAGCTTCTTCAATAATCTCTTCGCATTTAATAGGATTTGAAACACCTTGGATAGAACAAAATATTTGAAATTTAAAAAATCCATATTTTGCAATTTCTGGGCAAATTTCACCATCATTAAAATTGCATTCGTAAAGTTTCGGCTGTTCTTTCGTTGATGACAATAAATATAAATCTTGCCACCAACTCTCTTCTAAAATATAATTGCCATTATAGGCATTATTGAGAGTTTTAATATTTACTGCTTGCTCGCATTTTGTTGAGTTCTTACTATATATTTTTGTAGGACAGCCGTAAATTGTATTAGAGCGATATAATTGAGCTTCTTTTTCAAAAGTCCAATCACTAACAACATAACCATCTTTGCAATAATCAGCTTCTTGTTTTACTCTCTGTGCGATAGATAATTTATTACCAACTTTATCGTGCCCAGCAAATTGGTAAATCTCATTAGATAAAGAGTAGGCAAGAGATGTGCCATTTTTTAGATTAGATTTTGCAACAGATATTATAAGTGTAGCAATAATAATAATTATAATATTTTTCCAATTCTTTTTTAGTTTTTTAAGCATATTTTACAAGTTTTACCAAAAATATTTTCGTCATTTATTAATTCAATTGGAGTAGGTTTTTCAAAAGACATCTTTCTGCCAGCTTTTATTAATGATAAATTAACTCCACCGCTACAAAAATTACTATCTTTTTTAACTTTAGGTACTATTCCAAAAACTTTCAATATTCGCTCAGCCCAATCTGGCGAAGTCATTGCATCAATTAAATTATACTTACCTTCAAGCTTCCACCAGCATAAAACTTTCTCTTCTTCATCTTTTGATAAAGGTTTTATAATGCTGGTGTGATAAATGTCAACATTTTTTTTATCAAAGCGAGTGTCAATAATATATTTGTTCCCTTTTTTTATAATAGAATAATATCTAACAAGCTTTTGACTTGTTAAAAATTCGCAAAAAACAAAAGAAAGAAAATTATTATCTCTAACAACATTAACAACAATCCCCGTGTGCCCCATTCCCGGTAATTTTAAATCATTTCCACTTTTACCAGTGACTTTACCAATAAATACACCAGCAATATAATGCCAGCTTTTGTAATGAAAGCTAATCAAGTCGCCAGATTTAATATTATTAAATAAATATTCTAAGTTCATTATAAATCTATAAAAAATTGTTTTGTTTTAAGTTTTTCTTGCAAAAATTCTATATCTTCTTGAGTAGCATTTCCGCTATTAATAAATAGCTCTGCTTCATTTTCAATATTAATTTTTGAGTTATAAATAAAATCATAATTTAAAGCAAAAAGCTCTTCGTTTGTTAAATTTACATCCTCTATTTTTTTTAACAAAATTTGTTTTGTTTTAAAGTTTTTGTAAGAAACATCTTGAATTTTTGCTAAAATTTGTTTTGCAAATTTTATTGGTAAAATAACCTCCACTCTACTAATAACTAGTTTTGTGTTATCAAAAGATTTAACAATTAATTTTAGCATATTAGTCAATTTGCCACGGCTATATTGTGTTAATAATTCTTCATACAACTTGCCCTTAATTTGTATATTAATAGTTTTGCCATTGACTAAATCAAGGTATTGTGCTTTTTCGTATTCTTCATTTACTTTATTTAAGCAATAAAATCTATCAAAATTAACAACATCGCCATTTTCAATTTGTATAGCAGTAGCTTTATCAATTAGAATGTTGTTTTTTATATCTAAAAAAGTTCCTTCAAATTTCTTTTCTAAAATTAACCATTTGTTATCTTTAAAAAAAGCTTGGTGAGTAGCTTGATTATAAGTTGGCAAAGGTTCTTCTGTAAAATAATTATTATCCTCTAATTTATAAATGCTAGAGCCTGAAAATGAGTTATCGTGCGGAGCAAAATAGTAAAACATATAATTTTTAATTTAATTTTTCGATTGATGCATAAGTGACAATATGCCAATTGTTTAGCCCACCAGTTTTCCCACCCATTAAAAAATAGGTTCCTGCTAAATTTCTAATATTGCTATCTTTGTAATTTAAGAATGTTCCTGTTCCTCCATATGCTCCTATGAAACTTGCTTTGATAGTCATAAATTGAGTAATTCTATCATACTCTAAATTAATTTCTAATATCTTTTTATGAGAAAGTCCTCCGAATTCATAACTTCCAAATGATGTGCTGTATATAGATACACCGTTATAATATAATGTTATTGTTGATGTATATTCATTTAAATACAAAGAATAAGAATTATTAGCAGTGTTTTCGTTATCGTTGCCAGATGTTGGAATAGCATTTGCAAAAAATGAAAACCACATACCATCGGCACCATTTCCGCCTCCAACTACTAAATTTATTGTGCATTTTAATCTTTTATGAGATAAATTAGCAATATTTCTATAAGCAATACCTTTTTGATTATTTGTTGCTGTAGTTAAAACAATACCTTTTTGCAATCCAGTAATAGCAGTTAAAGATGCATTCCAAGCTGCATTTCCGTACATTGTAAAACCAGCATTAACTCCGTTAGCAATCCAATCAATAAAGTCTTGCCTATCACTATAATTAGCATACCACTCACCATTGCGGTAAGTTTCAAGAGTGCCGTTTGTTGTATTGAATATAACATCACCATCAATCCAACCTAGTGAGTTTCTATCTGCTGTAGTTAAAGTTAAAACAGAACTAATATTTTTGTTAAAACTTTGCTTTTGTGCTAATGTAGAAACCAAGCCAACACTAGTTCCATTATCATTTTTAAAAGCAACGGCTTTATCAGTAGCTCCAGTTAAACCACTTACAGAAACATTGCCAGTGCCAGCAGAGACAATATTAACCCACGATGTGCCATTGTAAAGTTGAAATTTATCATCAGTAGAGTTATATATAATATAATTAGTTGCAACACTAACCAATGCATCTCTTTGAGCTGTTGTTAAACTTGGTATCGCAAATTCGTAATTGTTAGCATTTTCGCTTGAATTTAAGCGAGGGACTTTGTATTTATTGCCGCTTGCTGTTAGTGTATTATAAGCAATGCTATTTATTGCATTAGTTTTAACATTATCAAAAGTAAATTCTCTTGCTAAACTAGTTCCTGATAATGTTGAGTTTGCACTATCAAAATTAACATTAGAAAAAGAGTAAAAAGAGCCAGCTTGAGTTCTTATTCGTGCAGGAGTACCATCTGGCTTGATTATATTAACATTAGATAAATATAAAATACCGCCACTAGCAACATCAATTGCATTAACTGTTGGAGTATTTGATGAGGAATAGATTGTTGCATTGCTAATAGACAATACACCAGCAGTTAGAGTAGGAGATACTACTGTTAAGTTATCTTTAATATTAACAATAGCACCAGCATTATTGATTGTATATACACCGCCATTGCAAGAGATAAAATTTTTATTACCAGAGCCAGTTATATTAACAGGAGCAACACCTAAATCACTATGGGTTATCTCTAAATAGCCATTGGCAGAGTTAGATAAACTATTATTAATTGTTGAATTTTTGATATAAAGCCCACCAGCACTTGTATTTACAACATTATTAATACTTAACCCCTGCAATAACTGACTAGAAGCACCGCTATTATTTGATGTTAAAGTTCCGCTAAAATTACATAAGCCTCGCCCTTCGCTATTACTACCAACAATGCTAACATTTTGTTGAGTAATAGAATAGTCGCCAGTATAAGTTCCTGGCAATACTTCAACTTGATTACCGCTATTGCCAGCAATTGCTAAAGCTTGCGATAAAGTTAAAACAGCTCCTTCTTGTGAGAAACCATTATTATTATCAGAGCCATTAGGACTTAAAAATACTTGTTTTCTGTTCGAAAAAGCCGTTGCTAAATTACCTTTTGTTAAATCTAAACCAGTCAGCCAAATGCCGTTGCTAGTAGAATTGTCAGTGAGTAAGATTTGATATTTTTGATTATTACCAACAACCTGAGCCAATGGAGTGCCGTCATTATAATTAATTGTAATAGTATTGTTATTATAATTAATTATCTCGTATAATGTGCCGACAACAAGACGAGTAGCAAGCGGTAATTTGATTGTTGAATTGCCAGCAACGGAGCTTGTGAATACTAGTTTTGTTGGCAAATCTTCGGTTAAAGATAAATTTTGAGCGGATGTGTAAGTAGAAACTCTTTGTATGTTGTTTGAAACAATCCCTTGTGAATTAATTTTAGCAATCTCTTGCATTTGCCCTAACTGGTCAGTTCCTATTTGATTAATCAAGAATGATTGTAAAGCAAAAGAACTATTAGCAAATGTATAAGAAACCACAGCACTTGAGCCAGTGACTAATTCATAAGATGAGGCACCCCTTTCTTGATTGCCACTTGAAGCATTAAAAATAGAAACTTGCCCTGCACCGATTGTTGGGCTGACATTAATAACACCAATAACACCGATAGCAACCTGTCCTGCGGTTGTTGAGTTAAGAGTAAGTGAGGCACTTGTAGTTTGGTTATTGTTAAAAGTTTCAACAGCACCAGTGATAGGATTTGTTTGATTAACATTAGCAATATTAACAGCATTAGCAACAATACTACCGCTATTAGTTCTTGTAATAACAACATTTGCAGTTCCGCTTGGTGGATTTACTAAATAGAATGTCTGCACATTAACAGAAGTAGAAGCAACAGGTCCGCTTGATATTTGTGTCATTGCTTGACCTCCATAACTAACAGCAGAAGCAGGCGATGAGACCGCAGTCGCAAAACTTACTACTAATAATCTGTTAGTTTTATCAGCAGGGACTATATGTGAAAAAGTTGCATTTTGTATATTAGAATTAGCAAAATTAGTGTTGGTGCCTACCTCAATATTTAGATAAGGCGCAGGAGCAGTTTTAAATATTAAATCACCGCTTCCTGATGTACCATTGCTAGCAGATAATGTAAGATTGCCACCCTTTGTTGCGGATGTTGTTGTATTGCCTAATCTTATATCAATATCACTTTGAGTTCCGCTGTCAGTTGTTGCTTGGCTAGAAAAAACAATATTGTCGCTTCCGTCTTTTCTTACTTTACTAGAAATGCCAACGGCATTTTGATTAAGGTCGCTCCAAGTTTTATTAGCAGATAAATATTTACCAGTAGCAGTATTATTAACAGGTAATAAATTGGCAACCTTTTTTATAATAGTAGATAATAAATCATCCTGTTGAATATTAGCAGTAGCAGAAGGGTCAAGAGCATCGGTAAATTGACTTTTACTTGTAGAAATATTAGCATTTGAATTAATATCAGTATTAATCAAGCTACCAGCATTAATATCAGCAATAATACCAGTAGCACCAGTTGTCAAGCTAATTTTAGATGAATTGGCAGTTTTTACACCAGCAGTAATATTCCCTCCTGTGGTGTTAAAATCAATAGAATTACTATCAACCAATGCACCGCCAACGGCACTAATAGCAATTCCACCAACAATAGATGTATTTGCTTTTGTATCTTGCAACTGCTTACCCATATTAGCAGATAAAGGTTGTGTAGTAGATGTCGATGTAAGATTATTAATAATATTACTTTGTTTTAAAATAGTATTATCAGCGGGCTCAAAGCTGGCAGAATTTTTTGAACTATCAACAACACTTCCAGTGGCATTAAAAATTGCAAAATTATTGGGAGTAGCACTCGGTACTTTCGCAATTTTATTTGGTACATCATCAACCAAAGCAACTTGTGAATTAGTTAAATGATTATACTCACCAGCGGTTCCGCCTTGTATTCCTTTTAAATCATTATGATTAGGAGCTAATGGAGTGTGTATATGTGAAAAATATTGATTGCCTGAATGATAGAATGTAATATTAGTATTTGATGTTCTTGTTGTAGATACAAAAAATTTAATAACAACTATATCAGTAGTATTTACAACAAATTCTTGCTGGGCAGTTTCAAGTGATAAGACATCAGGATTAGCAGGGTCAACAGAGATAATATTAGGGCTAATAACTTGAAAAAGTAAAGTTTCGGTTCCGCCAACATTTCTTTTATAAAATCTTGCGGTAATTTTGCAAGATGCAGAATGGTCAGCATAAGCAAATAAATTAGTTTGCCAAATACCTGCATCCAATTTTGTTTTGCCAATTTGAATAGGGTTGACAAAAGAAGCGGCTAAAACTTCGTTATTGTTAGCAGTAGTAGTAATAGCAACTTGTGATGAGGCACTTGGGCTTTTTGATAATTCTTTATAACCTAATATTGACGAATTAATATTGGTTAAGAATAGAGTGTCGCCACTGCTTGCTCCAACTGGCAAATTGTCAACTTTAAATTTTAAATCAGCAATATTCCCGCTAAATTTGTTATTTAATACATCTTGAGTGTCATTATTTGCGGGTGTAGTAGCAATTGGTTCAATTGTAGTTTGTTTTATCTTACTAGTCTCTATACCAGCATTACTAGCTATATTAACATTGCTAAAAACTCCATTACTGATTTGTGTATTAGTCTCTGCTTTAGAATATACATCTAAATTTACTCTTGCTTGGCTAATGCTTACAACATCACTTAAATTATTTGTTGACCGCAATGCATCGGGGGCAACTCCGCTCCCAGTATTAGTCCAAGCAGTATTAAACCAAGCAAAAAAAGTCCCAGTTGAGGTAACCAAAGCATAATCGCCGTTGTTAGCAGAGGGATATGCTGTTTGTAATGCTGTTAAGTCTTGATAAACACCTTTATATTTATCTTCAGCAGAAATTATACCCCATCGACTTGTTGATTGATAAAAATATATTATAGTGCCTTTACTAGTTGAGCTAACATCATCAATAGGTTCGCCGTTATAGTCTTCTGTTAATACAAAACTACCGGGAGCAACATAAACACCAGCTTGTATTTTAGATGGTTCAGTAATCGGATTCCAAGATGATAAACCGCCACTCGCTCCACTAAGTGCTTCTTGTAATTCTCTTTTAGTTACAAAGCCTTTTTCGAAATACTTGTTAGTTGACATTTTTACAATTTATTGATTATTAGAGCTACATTTGTTGTTTTTGTAAAATCATTTACACTAATATATTGATTACTACCATCAACTATTGATATTTCAACACCATTTTGGCAAAATTGAAAATTCAAATCCTGTTCATTTAAATCAGCAAGTGTTGTTAAAGTCCCGTCGCTATAATAATCACTTCTTCCTTGATATAGTCCTTTTGAGCCAATGCCTAATTCTTGTATTTTTATACGATAATTCAAATCCCAAGTTGAAAAAGCAGGATAGTCTGTTTTATTTAATAATTCAAAATTATAATAGCCTTCAGGAATAATTATCTTATCATTATTAACCTGCACCAATGGAGTTCCTGCAACAATTGTAGGCACATTAGAAAAAGTGCTTGAGTTAATATCAACATCACAAGTTAATGTTGAGCTGTCTTTTACATTAAATACTCTCTGTTGATTAAATAAATCATTGATAACTTGCGACACTCTATTGCTATTAATATAATCAACAGCAATAACATTAAGACCGCTAATCTTAACATTGACATCACCACCAACTAATAAATTATGTCCGCTTTTTTCAATAGTAATTGTTAATTTGTAAGAATTTTTGCCCTCTTGCGAGATAGACGAAGCTTTTACAACGGCACTTGTTAGAGTTCTTTTTGTTAAAGTAGTTTCCATTTTATAAATTATCAAGGTTTATATTTCGCTCTACAATATTAAGTAAAGCGGTTTTAAAATCAATTTTATCAACTTCGGCAATAGTTTTTGCATTGTTTATTTGCAACTCTAAAGAGAGTTGTTCGCCTTTTAATTTTCTGCCATTTATAACATTAATAAGATTATTTAAGGTTCTGCCCTTAGTTTCGCTTAAAGCATATTCAATTGGGTTGTTATTGTCATCAAATACAACTATAATATAACCAAGCGCGGCAGGAATTGTTCTTGCAAAAAAGTCGGCATCTCTAGTGAGTGAGGCATAAGTACCTTTTAAAACAGCGGGATTTGCATTGTTTGTAAAGATTTTGTAAGTCCAACACTCTTGCGATTTGTAAAAATTTTGCAAATCACTTTGTTTTTTATCTTTTGCTTGCTTTAATAAATAAACAGCAATTTCAGTGTCTGTTAATTTAGTCCAAGAAATAAAGCCAGCACCAATTTGATTTTCGTTTTGAAAAACTGAAATTTGAGTTTTATCAGGAGATTGTAAGTATATTGTCATTATTTTATCCATCCTATTGAGATTAAATTAAAAAAAGTAACAGTGCTATGACTACATATAAGAGATATTTCTCCATTTGTGTTTGTTATAACCTGTTTTTGTATACTTGATATGTAATTATTATCACTGACTAAATCAGCAGAGCTTACTGCAGGAACTAAAGAGTTATCAAATGGAGATAATATATTTAACGATCTATCAGTTGTATCCACTCCCCAATGTAATGTAGCCCTAACTATCTGTATTACACTACGACCTAATGGACTTGTAATTATATAATTTGTTTTAGTTGTTGGTGATGTTGTAAATGATATATCAGTAGGCTTATCTTTTAAAAAAGTATAAATATCGCCTTTTTCTGTAATTTTTTGATAAAATCCAAGAATATTACCACTTAAATTTGTTTTTATGCTTTCAATTAAATAAAATTTAGTAAAACCACTTGGCAAAGTAGGGCTTGTAGCACTTGCAGAAAATAAAAAGTCGCTCGCTTGTGTAGTAGGATTATAAATAGCATAGCAATGGTACCAAGTGTTGGCTTGTTTAGTCCCAGTATCAAGTCCACCTTGATTAGTGCCAGCAGTCCAAGAGGCATCAAGTCTTTTTGTCATCGTAGAAGCAAGAGCCTCACCAGAATTATCACTAAATTTAAAATTACCAGCAGTAAAGTCTATATCATTATCAGCATCAGTTGTATTGTTAGCAATAGTTATTGGTTTGATTAAATAAACCAATCCTTTATTCGTTGCACTTGTATTTAATGCAGAAGAGATAGGGCTTAATAAAAACTCCGTTCCGTTATATCTTAATTCAATATAACCATTAATATCACCAGCAACAACATTTGAGCCGTCTTGCTTCTTGATATTTTTAGCTCCTAAATTTGAAACATTAATTGTAGGTGTTGTAGTAGCATTAGCATTGGTCGTTATAAAACGAACAACCATCCCATTATAATATTGACTAGGGGCGATGGTAAAAGTTGCTGAGCTTAATATATAATTATCAGCAGTTCCACTATCATTATAATAATTGCCCGCTAGAGATGATGCAATTATTGTTTTTGCAATTTGATTAACAGTAGAATTGTCAAGATTTTGACCACTTAACAATGTAATTGCATTATTTAATTCGGCAAATTGATTGTATTCTGTAGCAGTTAAAGTGCTTAAAAAGTCTTGCTTATTTACATTAAATTGACCCATATCTAAAAATTATTTGAGTGTTAGCAGGTTTGATTTTGTTAAAAAATAGTTTTAAAATATTTGCACCATCTAGCTTAAATTGAATGGTGAATGTTAAAGGCAAAGTATTTTCTTTATATTTGCTATCAATAGTCACAATTATCAAAAAAGGCACCGCCTCTTGAGTTGCAAAAATTACAGGAAATGTTAAGGGAAAAACACAATGCTTATAGCCAGTTTCAACTATAACATTAAATCCCAATAAACTTGCAACTTTTTCAAATTGCTGTTTTGTACTAGCTTTTGACCCAGCAATTTTTAACAATATATTTTGTCTTCTTTTTTCAATATCATTTTCAACAATAAAAATATCATCAGGAATGCCAACAGCTTTTTCCCACTCCTCTAATAAATCTAAACTATTATTAATATTGTAATTGTCAATAATTTGATTGCTATTGTTTTGAAAATCAATCCAACCACTTGCAAGACCTAAAAGCACCTTGTATAAAGATGAATTAGTATCGTATTTGCTTTCGTGAAGCTTGTCATTTCGCAAATAATTAGCTAATATAATAGCCTGTTCTTCTTGAGTTCTTTTAATTTTCATTATGGAAATGTAATACTGCCAAGAGTTGGTAATTGATTGCTGGCAACATCAATTGTTGCAGTCGGCGAACTTAAAACAAAACTAGGGGCATTGCCTTGGCTATCAATAGTTGAAGCAATTACACTATTATAAGTTGCAGGAGTTATATCTTTACCAAGACTTACTTCGTTATTGCGAAAATAATCAGTTAATCTTTCGGTAATAGCTTGCTTCATATCTTGGGTATTTGGTGATAATGAGCTAAATACAAAATTAACAAGATAAGGTTGCGGAGCCAATACTAAAACCATTGTATCATCAGTATTTGCAGGCTTAATCCCAGTAATACTATCAATAATCTTGCTTTTTGCTTCTTGCAATTGTATGCTATTAGGTATTATATTAGTTTCGTTATCATTAACAAAATAAATAGAAACATAGCCCGGACTTGGTGTCGCATCATAAACCCACACTCTAGTTATTGCCTCAATCTCGTCAATTAAAAATGTTTTTATTCCCGCATTGGTAAAAGGTAAAGTGTTGTTAGCAAAAGCAAAAAGCACTCTTTCTCTAAAATTATCTTCACTTTCATCGTCAATAGCTCCAACAATGCCATTAAAATTGACAAAAACAATATCATCAACATTAATGCCAAGTGGAGAGCTAAATTCTAATTGTGTACCATTACTTGCATTAGTAATTGTTCCGCTTGTTCTTGCTACTACTTGAGCGGTTGTAAAATTTGCCGAGGCAATAATAGTGCCAGTAGCAGGAGTAATAGGTGCATTATCAACTTGATAAGTAAATTGATTTGCAGAGATAACATTAATTATAGTTGTTTTATTATAATCAGTTTGATTAGCTCCAGCAATAGCAATAGTCATCCCAGTCGCCAAGTTGTGTTCGCTAGTTGTTGTTGCGGTTGCAATATTGCCAATTCTAATAAGATTGCTTATTGTAATAGTTTTTAAACCAATCACAACATCTTGTAGAGTTTGGTATTCAGTGTCATCGGCTTTTTGTAATATAGTGTTAGCAGGTATAACAACACCAACATCGCCAGTAAAATTAACAAATCCTTCGCCTTTGGTTGCGGTTTTAATATTTAATCCAACTAATTCTCCCCAAAATTTTAGATAGTCGCCAGTAGCTGTTTGCGGGAATAGTTGTTTTAAAATAGATTGTAATAATTGATTATTGTCATCAATCCCAGCAGATAAAGAATTAACTAATCCAGCAATAAAAGAGTTCTTAATATTAGGGTCTATTCTTTTTTTTAAATCAGGTTGATTATTATTGATTGATAAAACAAGGTTATTAATCAATAATTGTTGTATCTGCTCTAAACTTTTAGTTGTAATAGTCATTATATTATATAATTATAATTATCTTGATTGCCTAAATTATCTAATGTAATTATATTAATTGTCAATTTATTATCAACAAAAACAGCTTCGGTCTCTATATCTTGTAAATAGCCATCATCAACTAGCCATTCTAAACCTTTATTAATAGTGTCTTCTATATCGTCAATCGTGCTTTCGTCTATTTTATTTTGCTCAGTGTATAGCCATAACAACGAGCCTATTTCGTAACCTTCTTGATTAAAATTATTTGTAAAATGCCCTCCTCTTCTGTCAATTTGATTGTTAACTTGTGATAATTCGGCTCTTGCTTTGCAAAATATTGACATTAAAATAGCAGGGACGAGGCTTTGTGTTTTTGCAATATCGCCGTCTTTAAAATCAATATCAAATTTGCCATTTTTTTGCAATAAAGCAATATCAATCATTATGAAAATAGTTTCAATTAATAAAATAGTCAACAATAAAGCAACAATACAACTTGATGATAATTCAACAATTAACAATGTCAACATAATTTACCCGTTTGGCTTGTTCGGTAATATAGAAATCAACGACAACTCACTTGGTTTATTATTTAGCGACGGCAGTTTAGATTATTGTTATGTTATGCCATTCAATATATCAATACAACCGCAATTAAGTAGCGGGCAAGTAAGAGTTGGTAATGAAACTAGTTATATTACTTTTGAAAATGGTAAAGCAATATTTAACGGAGACTTGTTAGTAAAAGGCAAATTAGAAAGTGAGGGCGAAACCACATTAGAGGGTAAAAAGTTTTTATTACATCAGCATTCAGGAGTGCAAAGCGGTGGGTCAAATAGTGGTGGTGTGGTGTAGTTATAATGTTTCAATTTTATTTTTTCTTATAAAATCTTTGAGAGCAGATAAAACACAAATCTTTTTTTTTAAACTAATTTTAATCATATCCTCAAGCCCAGTATTAACATAAAAATTATAAATATTGCAGTCTTTAGTCTGCCCAACTCTATATATTCTATGAAGACTTTGCTCCTTATCTTTATAATCAAAAGTTTGAGTAAAATAAATAATATTGTTGCAAAATTGCAAATTATGTCCTAAACTACCACTACAATAAGTGCTGACTAGAATGTTATTATTTTTCTTGAATAATTCAATCCCAGTTTTATTGCGACCAGAATATTCTGCAGCATTATATTTTTGTTTTATAAAATCAAGCTCATCAATATATTTTACATATATAATTAATTTATTGTTTATCTTATTAATAATATTATCTAATTCTTGATATTTTTCTTGACAATTTTTAGTGTAAAAATGTTGTAGTTGTTGCGAAACGGAAAAAAAATCTAAATCAAAATTAAGTTTGCTAAAAATATAATTTTTTAGATTTTCATAATTTTCTCTTTCGCCAAAATTCATTTTGCAATTTATCTCAATATTATTTATCCCGCAGTTTATTTCTAATTTAGAATCAAAGATATAAGGCTTAATAATCTCAATAAGTGCTTCTTCATTAGCTGGGCGACTTGATTTAGCATAACTTCTATATCCATCTTTTTTATAGCTCAAAAAATTATTAGCAAATTGTGTTTCGGTCATCTTTAGAATGCTTGGGTGTATAAATTGTACCTGCGAATAAATATCCAAAAGACTTTTCGTAATAGGTGTACCGTTTAATATTAATCTAAACTTAAATAAATGCCAATTTTTCAATAATCTTTTTGTTCTTTTTGCAACAAGATTTTTGATAGTCAAGCTTTCATCAACTACACAAAATGTTCTTTTTTCTTTTGCTAAATTTATCAATTCTAAATATAGTCTATCGCTTCCGCCAATGCTTTCTATTGAGTAGAATTTGATTGGTTTTATCAAATTCTTGCTCCATTTATTTATTTCACCAACATAAAGTTGACTATTAACAAGA